TCCTTGTAATACCGCTCTTGGAAAGCGTCTCCGCGCCTTTGCCAGTACTTTGCACGTTCCTCTATCTGGTCGGCCCAATCGACGTAAAGCTTTTCGATTCGGCGCATCTCAGATTTAGTTATCTTGTCACGCGCAACCCACGCATCCTCAAGGAATAATTTTTGCCTTGGCATTGATACCAGCCCCACAAATGCCGTTGATTCCGCAAGGCTCGAACTCGTTGCACACACCGCCACGCTGCAAACACTTGGGAACCAAGAAAGGCTTGAACTCTGGATTGGTCTTTAGCACCTCTTTGACAATCTCGCACATCGCAAGCTGCGTCGTGTGGTAGGCCATACCGCACAATCGCATGCCAGCGATGTGAATCAGCGCTTCCGCATTCAAGTCCATCACGTGAATAACAGGCTCATCCTGCGGCGCTTTCTCTCGGTCATAAAGGCTCTGCCTGTCATTGCGCTGCGATTGCACGTAATGCTCTACCCCAAATTTATGACGGACGAAATGCACCGAAACGTAATACGGAACCTCCATCTCGATAGTGAACATGAGCGTTCTGATTGGCGAATGCCCTGCACGCAAAATCTTCTGCTTCCAATCGTCGGACACGCGACCACCAGCGTACTTCCTGCCCATCGTCTTCAAGGCCAAATATTTTGCACGCTTCCAGTCCACCTCGGTTGGATACCGCAAAACCTCAACCATGGCTAATCACCTACTTCCTCTTACGCTTGGTCGGCTTCCGCTTCGCCTTGATTCTGCCCTTCCTCGCCCTGCTCTTGCTGTCCTCCGAAAGCGCCCACGCCGAAAGCACCAGAATCAGAAGAACCATCAGAACTCTCATTGCCAATTCCGTCAGAGCTTCCATCAAATCCGCCATTGAAACTCGCTTCCTCGATTATGCTGCGCTCGTATGCGATTTGCTCAAGCTCTTCCTGCGCTTCATCGTCGGTAAGGCCACGCCACTTCTTCATGTACGCCCTCTTGGACATTACGTTTGTCTCGACCTCGGACAAATCCTGTTGGCGTTCCTCAAGCTCATCCTCTGGCAATGGCGTGTTCTGCTCAACCTTGATTTCGTAGTCCACAGGAACCAAAGGCTCAGAAATATATTTCTGCACCGTCTTGGGATACACGTAGGCACCCTGAATGATTATGTTCACCATCTGACGGAAGTTAGGCCCCCACATCGTCATTTTCTCCTTGCACCTGACGATAAGCGGCCAGTAGATAGCCTTTAGCGCCTTTCCTGATGTGATAGCGCCTGTCATAGTCTCAAGCGTGATGTTGGGCATGTCGATTTGCTCGTATGCCACCGTCTTGATTCGGTCAAGGCTCGTCTTTAGCGCTTCGGAATACGTCATTTGTGGCTCAAGCATTCCAACCTGCGGACTAGGCTTGTCAAGATTCTGGTCTGTACCCAAATCCCAAAAACTACCCGGTGCCGTACTCAGTCCCTTGGTCGAATTCGGGTCAAGGTCTATGCCGTACTTGATTGAATTCATCGACTTGCGCTCTGCGTCAACGTCGGCATTGGAAAGCTTGGAATACCACTGCTCGTACCCATAGAGCAAATCAATCTCGGACTCGCCCTTTTCCTCGCCAGTCAAACCGTCGTTGACGAAAACCACAGCTGGAATCATTGGAATCAAAAGCTCTTGACGCTCGGTTACTTCCTCGACCAGAGCGCCACGACCGTCATATATTTGCTCTTCCAAATACACAACGTCATTGCCCGCCGAATCTTGCTCGACCTCGAACTTCTTCTTGAATATTCGCTTGTCCACAAGGTTTCGCGTGTCCTGCATGACGATGAATGCTACGAACTTCGTTAGCACGTTGGGATTGCTAAATTTCGTCTCGTACACGAATTGCGTGCTCGGCAAAAACGTAATCGTAACGCCATCTTCCTCGTTGAAGTTCACCAGACCAGCGCAACGCTTGCCGATGAAGCAATCCTTAGCGGCCTTGATAATCTGCTCTTCGAAATTGTTGTCCTGCAATACCGTCGTAACCATGTCAGAGTGAACCGTAAGCATGTCGCGTGCCTGTTGCGTGACCTTGCCAACATCGCCCTTCGGGTCAATGGAAATCGTTGGCGATTCCGCGAACATGAAACGCGCTTCCTTGTCGATAAGGGAAGCGGCCATCTTGTAGCGCAACGTCGCGGGAACGTAGTCACCGTGCGAACCCTCGACGAAAAACCTAGCGCCCTCCTTGTAAATCTGGTAGTAGCGACAAATCTGTGTAAGCTCGTCCAATACCTCCTTGGACATGCCACGCATCTCTTGGTTGATAAGGCCATAGGGAATGCGATTGTACGCCCTCAGCCTTTTCGAATCGTCAAGCATCATCTCTATCTGCTGCGATTCCTCATCCTTCACTTGCACCATACACACCCCCCTATGGGATTAAATTAAATTCCTAGCTGCCAAACTTGCCGTCGTTGATGCAGCGCTGCAACGCACGCACAGACTCACGACCGAAATAGCCGTCTACGGCCACCTGATAGCCCTTAGAGCAGAGATATTGCTGTGTACGTGTACTTGTCTCATATCCCCAATATCCGTCCACAGAAGCGCCCACAAGGGCTTGCAAGGCCCTTACCATCGGTGAGCCACCATAGCCATGCTCAATCGCGCTCATCGCCCAGACGAAATCATAGTTAGCCGTTGGCTGACCAGAGATAACGCCATCCTCGTATGTGCCTAGGCAATGCTGCATGTCGATAACGGTATTCCAACCGCCATAGCCGTCAACGTCAAGCTTGCCGCCATCGCGATTGTTCTTTGACTGCACTGGAACTGGCACAGGCGCATCACCAGAATATCTCGGTTGCGCGAATCCGCGAATGTATCCCCAAGCGACCTCGATATACCGCCTATCGACACACTCATGCATGTTGCCCTCAATGGTCACGATTTGACCGTTCTCTACCTTCTCGACATAGCCGATGTGGTCAGAGTCACCGTCGTTTGGCTGCGTATCGTCATTCCAATTGAAAACGATAACGTCACCGGGATTCGGGACGATTGAACCGTCCTCAACCCAAATGCCCATCTCCTTGAATATCTCAACGTGTCGCTCAACGCCACACTCAGCACCGATAAGCGAATACGCGCCAGCTTTCCACGCCACAGCGGAAACGAATCCATCGCACCACTCGTCAGAATATTTGAGACGGTAGTTCACAGGCAAAGGCTCAATCGTATTGTACAAATCGATTATCTCACGGAAGCTGCCATCGCCCTCGTTGTACCCAAGGTAAGACCTAGCGACATTTAGCACGTCCTCGGCGCTCACTCCCTGCGGCCTTGGCACGTCTCCATCGCCATCAACGTACATCTGCCATGCGCCAGTGTCACCGTAAAATTTATCCAAGTCCACTGGCCTGTCACTGCCTGTTGCCCAGCCACTACCGTACTGGAACATTGGGATGTTGTAGCCCCATGCGCCCCACGGGTCTGAATCCTGCCACGGATTTTCCTGATAGCCCGGTAGCGTGTCCTCGGTCGCATACTGAGCACCCCAAAGCGCGTAGCCCTCATTGGCAACCTCTGACCAATCCCAACTGTTGCACACGGATTTGCTCGTATAAATCCATGGCTTCACACCAGTAAGGCGGTACACCTCGCGCAACCACTCAAGGGCAAAGCTAGGCCCCAAGTCCAATACAGGCCCGCCATACTTCCAGCCGGAATCCTCCCAATCGAGCACAGGGATTCCCTTGCCGAAATAATCCTTGCACGCATCCACGAAATATCGCGCTTGCTCTATCGCGGTACCGCCACGCTCAGGATTATTTGCGAAATGGTAGAAACCAAAGGGCTTGCCCATCGCAAAAATCCTGCTCGCAAAATCATGCAAGGTCTTGTCAACGAATCGCGTTCCATCCGTGGCCTTTACGATGCAGAACCCACAATCTATCTGCTCTAAGTTGATGCCCTCTTGGTGGTTGGAAATATCAATGCCGTCTAACAACGTGCTCTCCCTTCATACACTTGAAGAAGTCCCACTGAACATCGTTGAACTCGTCAAAGCTGAACTGCCGATTATTGGTGATGCAATATGGGTCACGAATCCAAAAGCCATTCTCGTCCACGTCATAAATCAGAACAATATGCCCTGACTCGCTCGTTTCCATATCACCGAAAGCACCATGGCAACTGGCAAACGCAATCCAATCATTGTTCACCATTTCCGCAATCGTGCCAACGTCAAATATTTCCTCTGTCTTCTGAATCTTTGTCTCAGCACCCCAACTGTTGTAGATGAAATCAACCGTCTTGCCTATGTCGTTCACACCATCGGAAAGCGTCGCACCACTGGACAGATTCGCAAGCTCATCAGGCGTGCATGTCGTACCTGTCAATATTTGCACCGCCATTGCACCACAGCACAAACCACAGCCAGTGTCGGAAATCGTACCAACGCCATAAGGGACATTCGCCCACTGCGAATCCCATTGCATATACAGCGGAACGTAATATCTCGTGTTCGCCTTTACGTTAATCATCTCTGAATAGGTAACGGCATTCGTACCTGCCTTGTCAGGACTTATTGCACGAACCTTTGTGGCGAAATATTCCGAATACTCCTGTTCCACCTTCTGCTGATTCACGATAAGACCTAGCACGAAACTACATGCCAACAGGGACAAACAAAGCAGCACAGCAATCACGATATCGGAAGCCCTGAATTTATTCTTCGGCGCATAAGGCTCAAGCTTGTACCCATATATCTGCTCAGGCTCACGCTCATCTACTAGCGGTATCCTTGGGAAAATATCGGTATCATTGCTGTTCCCCATTTTCACCACCCACATATAAATGCGTGTCCCCATTCTCTCGGCTTGCATCCACCATTCCCTCGGCGAACAGATACGCCACCACGGCACCACCAGCGGCAATTATCGCCGCCACCTGAGTCACCACATTTTCACCAACACCAAAGGCAAGCAGCAACGGGGAAACAAAGCCAACAACCAGCGCCCAGAACTTCCTACTGCTTAATTTTGCCATCCAATCAATTTTAGTCTCTGATACTCCAACTATTTCTATATCTGACGCTTTTTGGACATTATCAAAGTTTATATCATCTTGCTCTGCCCAAAATCCGCTTTCGTCGTAATGATTAGCCATGTGTACCACCCCAAAATATTTATTTGCCTTACCTACTTGCTGAAATACGTTCTGTCCTTTAGGTCTGCTACCGTCACCTGCTCCAACCCATACCACATTGCGCTGAACGTGTGTGGGTCAATGTTGAACGTGTCGTAAATTATGTTTCCCTTTGAATCCTTGGAATACGTTAAGTCCTTTAGCTCCCTGATTGTATTCCTGCACCTAGGGGAAACTATGATTCTCTGGAACCGCTTCATCTTACGTGTGTTAGATAGCCTAGAGCCAGCGAACTTGTTTCTGCATGCCCTGATTCTGAATCCCTGCTGCCGATAGTACTGGATTGCCTTTGGGTCTGCATTGTCCGCGATTATCATTTTCCTGTAGCCTTGCGCATTCAGCGTATCGACACGTTCCTTCAATCGCTGCATCTCTGGCAATGCGGAAAATTTATCGTCGGTCACGTGGTTCATGTATATTTCATCCCACACGTACAGATAGGAACGCTCCAAATCCACCGACATGCAAAGCACAGCGTTAAAAGATTCCTCGAAACCAAAGTCGAATCCGAAATATTGGTTCTCTGGCCCAAGCCTTTCTATCTGATGCTTGAACTGGCCGGGATTGCTTGCGACACGCAACTGAGGAAGCACCCTAGTACCTGATACGCCGAACTCGCCCCATCTGGCAACCCGGTAGAGCTGTGCATCGTATTCCCTGATTTTGTCCAAGCGCTTCAAGTACTGCCAAGGAAGCCACGGATTGTTGTCAGGCGTACTATGGTGATAGTAGATTCCATCCCTGATTACTATGCCCTCGTCATAGAATAAATTTTCATCGACAAGAACCTTTTCCCTGCCCTTATCGTCAAGCCTTGAGAAGAAGTGACGATAAATCCAATTCTCACGACTCACAGGATTGCAGGACAGGATGAAATGCATGCTCACCTTTGGCGTTCTGATACGGCCTTGCAGCTCCTTGAAGCCCTCATACTTAATCTCTGACGCTTCCTCCATCCACACGATTGAAACGTCATTGATTGATTTGACCTTCTCTGGCTTGTCCATTCCCTTGAAAGTTATTCTTGAGCCATTACTAAATTTAACTTCCATGGGATGTGTCGTAGAAGTTACCTTGCAATCGCGCTTGCCACGCCTGAACTCCCGTGGGTCTGCCGTGTAAAGCCCCAAATCATCCAATATCTCGATGAAAAGGCTCAGGCACGAATCACGCAACGTATCGTACACCTCACGCACGACAAGGCATGTTCGCTTTTCCTCAAGCAGCTTCAAGATTATCTTTAGCGCCACCTGATATGATTTGCCGCTGCCATAGCCACCAACCAAAAGGAACGTCTCATAGCGCCAATTGAAAATGAAATCCTCAAACGCTGGTGCAACCTTCTTTTCAATGACCAACGCTAATCATCCTCCCAATCGTCAGGCCAATAATCAACGTCAATCTCTGCATCGTCTGATTTCTTGCTCTTGCTATTAGCAGCTTTCTTTTCCTCTTCCGTCATACCTCGAACCGTGACGGATTTGTTAACCGTATCGTCAAGGCCCGGTCTGGTTCCCGTCTCATCATTGCTCGCACGTGTAACCACGATGGAAACAGTATCGTCAGACTCAAGCGTTATTCGCTGCTCAGGATTCTTGCACCACTTGTCAGGTCTGCGATTGTATAGCCAGCTCTGGATTGCGTACACGTTTGGCGATTGCGGATACTCTGTGACTTCCTCTCGTTCCTCAACGACCACGCCACCCTTGATTACCGTGACAGTCTTTATCTCACGCTTCTGGAAGCCCAGAGCGGCCTTTAGAAGTGCGTTCTCAACCTTGTAGTCCACTACCTCAGCACCAGCCGCCAAAGCGTCTCTGACGGCCTTAGAAGCCCTCTTAAGCTCATACAGCGTATTTGCCGACACGCCCATCTTGTGCGCTATATCCGCATTGGTAAAGCCATCACGCGCCCAGCCCTCAAGCAGGATTAGATTTTCCTTTTCCTCCCACTTTTTGATAAGACGTGAACCAACAGAGTTTGTTTTTCCCATCAATTCACCCCAATAAATTTACTGCTTAAACGACAAAAGGCACCCTTGCGGATGCCTAATGAAAATCATCTACTCACTTGCCAACGGCAACTACTCTTGCCAGTACCAATCAGACCTGTCACGCAATCGGAAAGCAGGATTGTCCCAAACATCAGACAACTTGCCATTTGCCTTTATCGTGGTCATGCCATCGTAGAATGTGAACTCACGATACGAACCAACAAGCTCGGCTGAATCGTAAATGTCAATCTTGCCCTTGGAATCCTCGACACACAAAACCTCATCACCGCTGTAAACGTTGATTACAGCATTAACGATTTCGTCTGACTCCAAATCGACCGAAACAGTCACCTTGGTACCGCTTGCGATTCCTCGCACGCAACTAGGATTCTCAACTTTCCACCTTCCCTATTTCGTTTGCCATTTAATTTTATTTCCGCTTTGTAGGATGCTTGCGACTTGGTTAGTTGCCAGGAGTTTACATATGGCAAACTGTGCTGCGTCCGAACAGAAAGGAAGGATTTGCAACAGCGACCTAGGCTAACCGCACGCCTAAACGGAATGGACACCGCCAAGCCCAACAATGCCCACATAATCCACTTGCGCCAAGCAAAGAAGAGTTAAGAGTGCCTAGGTGCCACACATGGTTTAGGAATTGTTTTTTGCGATTGCTCCAACCACGTTATGTTTTGACAATCGGCGCAAGCACCCTACAAAGCGGAAACGAGAAAATGGGAATCCAAGCGCACGAAAGACAGACAGTTTAACAAAACCGGATACTGACGCTTGGATTCCCCAATATGCAAACGACGTGTGGCGATACGTCGAAATGCAACGAATAAATTTAAATCAGAACCTATGGCCCTGACGCTCTAGCCAATCCTCGTAATCGGCCATGAATGAAACAAGCTCATAAAGCCTGTCCTGAGACACGGAAAAGCTGTTGCTCTCCGCATCGTACTCGGTGAACCGCTCCAAGGGAACTGGAACATAGCTGGAACGATTCACATGCCTTGCGTAGCTCCTGAGCGCCCAAATCATAAGCACCCAAAAAAGGCCCAAGAACCATTCGCCGCCAATCGCGAACTGACCACGCCTAGCCATTCCGTCAATGCCAAGCCACAAGAAAAGGAATGGGCAAATCGCAACCATGATTCCTGCGAACGAATCACAATTCCTGCGCATGAACATAACGAAATTCACGTATGCATCTCGCAACATGCGACGAAAAATTTTCTTGTTCTCCATTATTATCACCCAAAACCTTCCGTTTAACCTATTTCCCTTTGTGCTTTAAGGCTTTCAGAACGCGCAACCATGTCGGCAACATCGTTCTGTGGGTTACCACTATGGCCTTTAACCTTGTAGAATCGCACTGAGATACCCGCATCCTGAACGTACTCAATCAACGTTCCGCATTCGTCCCACATGTCAGGATTCTTTATTTCGTCACCCTTCGCGTTCTTCCAATGGTTGTTTCGCCATGCCACATACCAATAGTTGCAAATCGAATTCACGCAATAGGCACTGTCAGAGAATATTTCGTAATTCACGTTTGGATATTTCTTATTCTTCCGAAAGTACCATTCATCGTATTCGATTATCTTCTTCAAGGCTTCGATTATCGCCTTTAGTTCCATTCGGTTGTTGGTCGTGTTCTTCTTGTAGCCGCTATAAATTATCGTTCCCTTGTGCGTGTAGAAGATTGCAGCCCAACCACCGAAGTTATCGCTAGTGCAAGCACCATCGGTATAAATCCTGAGTCTCACGCCCTCAATCCTATCGTCCCATTCTTTATGTTGAGGAACAGAACCAGAACGACCTTGCAAGCGACCTCGTACAGTGTCAGTCCGTATGCCGTGCCAAGCCACGAATGACCATCCTGCTTCTTGATTCCGCACGACCAGACTATGTGCGTCTCGTTGCCGTCCTGCTTAACCGCGAAAAAGTCCAATGGGTCAATCGCATATTTGAGCATCATACTTGACAGGAGTTTTTCGACCTCGGAAAAGGGAACGTCGGTATCCATTGGATAGGCTCGGCACGATTTGAACTTCCTCAATGCCGTCTGGACTCCGCTCCTGTCCGAATCCTTGCGGAAGTCCGCTTTCAATACCCTATCAGGTGTGAGTGCCATTGTCGTTTTCCTTTCCTGATTTAAATTTAATCGCACCCATATGCTTTGCCTTTTAATAGGGGTAACGCAGGGATTCCACGTTAGCTACTCGCTTCGTCCCTGCGCCCTCGCCCTTATAAATCGGATGGTTCAGATTCAAGGAATTCGGCCTAATTACCTAGGCTTAGGCTAAATGTCCCAATCGTCCTCATCGTCTGCGCCACCTGCGTTGTCGTTCTCGATAAGCAGGTCAACGTACACCTGCGCCTTCTGCCTTGGCTTCACCGCGATACCGCGCTCCTTGCACTCCTTGTAGAGCTGAGGTGCCGTCATGCCAGCGTAGGGGTTTTCCTCGTCGGCACCCTCGTCCTCGGCTTCCTCGGCTTCCTCGGCTTCCTCGGCTTCCTCGGCAGACTCAGGCTCGGGCTGCTTCTTTGCGGGACGGCCACGGCGCTTCGGTGCGGGCTTCTCGGCTTCCTCGGAATCGGCGGCTGCGGCCTTGCGAGGACGGCCACGGCGCTTCGGTGCGGGCTTCTCGACCTCAGCCGTGTCCTCGGTCGTATCCTCGGCTTCGTCGGCCCCAGAAGCGCCCTCAGCGCCCCACACGGCCTTTGCCATGTTGTTCATCTTCGTGCCAGTCGTGGCATCGCCGATAAGCTCCGCAACGTCTGCCATGGCATCAGGCGCAAGCGCCACAGCCGCCGAAATCTTCGCGAACGGAACGGGATACTTCTTGGCAAGGTCGTTGATTGCTTCGAAGTCGTTGCCGCGAATCGCATTGACGAAATCCTTCACTGTGTAAGCTGCCATTTTGGTTTCCTCTCTCTCGCTTACCACATTGACTTGACAAACCGTGCCTTTGCACGCTTCCTACTCTAGCACTCGAAACACCGCAAATCTAGCTGGAATCTGGAATCCAAGAAATAATATTATTCCTCGTCCCAATCCTCCGCAATCTCGGCTTCCTCGGCTTCGATTGCGGCACCAATCGCGTCATGCATGCCCTTGAGCAAGTCAAGGTCTGCGACAGTGATTGCGCCCTTCATGAAGATGCTCGTAATCTTATCGTCCTCCACGACGCGAATCTGCTGCGCAATCGTGTAACCTCCCCGGCTGCACGCGCTTATCACGACATTTCGGTTCTTGCTGATTTTGGCCTTTGCCAACTCGGTATAGGTAATGTCACCGCTTGTCGTTTTGGTGGGCATCACTCTTCACCCCAATCATCATCGTCCCATTCTTCAATTTCGGTTTCCTCTTCCGATTCATCCTCATCCTCAAGCTCGACGCTTGCGGAATACGTAACCGCGAACTGCGGCACATCGTCAGACTTTAGCGGTAGGTTGTTCAGGTTGTCAACCTCAACGAAATCGGAAAGGCCCTCGAATTGCAGCTTGGATTCCCCATCATCGAGAATCGTTGTCTTCTTGACACGGAACATCCCAAGCGGATACTCGCGCTCCCCGACAACCTTTGCGACAATCGAAACGTCTTGGCTCAACATCTGCTGTAGCTCGATGGTATGCACCAGCTCCGAATACTCAGCGTTTAAATTCAAGGTAACCGCTCCATTGGCACGCCTGTTGTGGTTCGCATACGTGACAACCTGACGAATGCTAATCTCCCTTTCCTTGCTCATGTCGCGCTTCGCTCCTTCCTTTCGCCCTTGGACTCCCTTTCAGCCCTCATCTCTTCGCGCACGCTCGCGCCACTGCCTATCACCCTCCGATGTGCCTGAGAAGCCACAGAATCGATTCTAAGGCCATCTTCAATCGGTTTCGGCTTGTTACCCGTATTAAGGTACTCGGCCACCTCTAGCAAGCTCTCAGGGCTTACGAGAAGGTACGTGGAGTTGTCAGACAGGAAGTTTATCGCGAATATCGGCAACCTGTGCGAAACCATGGCGTTGTGCTCAAGCCTTGCGATATCAAGCTTCTGGATTCTGATTGATTGGGCATCGGTCGATTTCAGTTGGCAAAGCAAGTCCTCCGACTCGCCATCCTCCTTGCAAACCCATCCGCTCCCGCTGCCGGGAACCTGCTCAAGCCCAAGGCGCTCCATCACCTCGCGTTCGTTTCGGTAGTAAAACTTCCCGCTCCTTCTGCTTCCCAATTTTCGTTTCTCCTTTTGTTTTTATAGGTGTGGCCCTTCTCCACCGTGAGAAAACATACCATGGATTGCGCATGCAGACACGTGAGAATCCCAAATTAAATTTTTCCTCACATGTCCTTCGTCACGTCATAGCAAGCGTACTCGTGTGCCGACATGTCCTGAATCGTCTCGGCAAAGGCACCAGCAAGCATGCGCAACCCATACGCACAGACCATCGTGAGCGCCATGTTCTGCATCGGCATCGAGTAGCACAGCGAATACCCAAGGCTCCTCACATCGTCAAAGCCTGTGGATTCCAGCTTGTGCCACTGGACACGCCACACCGGGTTGCCGCCCTTGTCGCTGCCATAAAGGTCGAACCTTACGACTATCGGCTTGCGCTTATCGTCCTCTGGCACAATCTCGTAGTCGAATCCGACACAGCGATTGAACACGTGCCTTTTGTTTATCAAGTCCTTCTGCCTTATCGCCATCTCACTTGATTCCCTTCATGTGGTCGTAGCTTTCTACGATATGGTTTGCTATCCCCTGAATCTTTCGCCTATCGAAGTCGTTGAGCAGGTGGATGCACTCGACAACGTTCTTGCCGTCGAACGAATCCATGGCATAGGAATACTTCGAACGCTCGAAATCCTCGTCAGAATAGCTCTCATCGTCCCAAATCATGTCCGCAAGCTGACTGGCAAGGTCGAAGTCGAACCTGCCGTCTGGCAATGCGTCTGCCCTGTTCATCACGTACACCACGAAACCAAGCGAAAGCACGCGCTGCTCTATGTGGCTGAAATGCTGCTGCCTGTCCTGATACATCCATCGTGGGGACTCGAAATCAATTCTTGGCATTTCCTTTCCTTTCTCTCGATTTAAATTTAAATGCCACAAACAAGGGAAGGGGGAATCCATTTCGGATTCCCCATTTCCCCGATTGCCCTAGGCTGCAAGCGCCCGAACCTTGAGAAGCGCCCTCGTGTACTTGTTTGAGATGTTCGGACGGATGGTGCACAGAGTATCGTTGTCGATGCCCTTGACCACGGCAATCTTGATTATCGTCTCAAGTGCCATGCCAGCGCCCTCAAGCTTGGTGACGCTAATGATTGCGCGGTAGGAGAACGTTGCGCGGATTCCAAGGTTGGCGCAAGTCTCACGCATGGCGTGCATGAAGTCCACCAGCTCACGATTGCCGTTGGAAAGATTCAGCTCAACACGCTCGTCATAATCGAACTCAATCATCACGAATCGGTCAAGCGTGGCACCGTCAAGGCTCATGCGGCCAGTGTACATATCGTCGGCACCGTTGCCCATGGTGTTGCCAGCGGCCACGAAATGAACGTGGTCGAACTCGACGCGACCAACAGGGAAGTTGAAGTAGCCGTTGGCGATTGCGGCATTGAGAAGCACCAGAACCTCGGGAGTGGAAGCGTCAATCTCGTCAAGGAAGAAGATGCAATCCTTCTCGGACACGCAAGCCTGATAGAACTCGGTTTCGTTGTAGTTGCTGTTGGCATCCTTGTAGCCAGTCAGCTTGAACTCGTCCTGCACGCTGTTGGCAAAGTAGAAGTCCCAGCCAAGCTCCTTGGCAATCTGCTCGACCGTGTAGTTCTTGCCAGCACCAGCAGGGCCACCGAGGTACACGGGAAGTCCGCACTCAAGGCAGGTCTTGATGGTGTCGTACTGAGCGTGGCGAATCGGGCCATCGGTAACGACGTTCTCAGGCTTGACGCTCTCGGCTGTGGTCGGAACCTCAATCTCGGGAACCTCGATGGTGCCGTTGGAAGCGATTTCCTCGGTGATGCTCTCCACGACGCTCTGGTTGGGCTTGCTGCCGCCGTTGTTGCCGCGACGCTTGCCAGAAACCTCGACCATCTTGATTGCTTCGACAACCTCAAGCGTGGCGAGGTCGAAGTAAATGTTCATGCCAGTCATGCGGACGTAGGTGCGCTTGCCCTGCTTCATGACCTTCTGGTTGTACTTGTAAACCTTGTCCGAGGAACCGAAGGAAGCGGTAGCCATGATGCCCTTGCCGCCCTTAGCGAAGGTGTGAATCGTGAAGTTGTTCACGGAACGCAGGGAATCGGACTTGTAGGAAAGGGATACGGTCTGGTTGCCCTTGTTGGTCTTGACTGTGATGGTGTTGGTCTTGGTCATTTTCGCTGCCCTCCTAGGCACTTGGGTTTGTCTGTCCTGACAACAACAATAATACGCTTATCCAACACCAATACAAGCCAGAATCCGAAAATTTTTGCCCAACCACAAAATATTTTTCGGATTCTGGCAAATCTGGAATTTATTTTGCGAAGTTGCCGCCGAACTGCTCCAAATCGTCAAGGCTCGAAATCTTCGCCGTGTCGCAATAGATGAAACTAGGCAGGAAATAGGTGCCAGAATCGGAAATCAGAGCTTCGCGCATCGTGCTCGCGTTCACCACGGAACCGTAATTCCGGTTGTACTTCGTGGAATTGGTCATAGGCGAAACCTCGATGAATCGGAACATCAAGCGCCTGAGCATGGAAGGATGCGCCAGCGGAAATGCAAGCTTGGAAACGTTGAGCTTTTCAGAAGCATCCTTGAGCTTCACGTTAACGATGGCCTTGTACGTGTCGGAATACGTCTTCGTACCCATTGTGATGTACAGGTTCACGCGATATCCCAAGGACTCGATACGCTTGATTATCTGCATGGCTTTCACAGATTCCTCAACGATTGTGTCTGCATCGGTCGCGCCAGAATAGTCAATCGACTTGTACAGCGTAATTACGCGCTGCTTGATTTGCTGCTTCTTCATGCGAATCATGCAGTTGGGCTTGCCTTGGATGTACCTAGGCACCGATACGAAACCGCCAGCAACGTCATAGCACCGACGATTCACGGATTGTGCCTGTGCCTTTTTCTCTGCCTTGGCAAGCTTGATTACCAAATCCTGCGCCTGAACGCTCCAACCCTCGCGGAAGAGCTTCATCGCTGCGTCAAAGGAATCGGTGTGCGTGAAATGCTCTGTTCCCTCCTGACTGGACAACCTTGCATTCTGAAAAGCGGCATTGGTTTCGGTTGTCGTGATGTAGTCTGCGAACTCACCGAGGGAATTGAAGTCTACGACCTTGTAGCCATTGTCGGATTTGGTCTGCTTCATGTCGGTACCTCCAAATAGGAAAAGGTTTTCTGGACAAGAAGCATTCTAGCACCAAGCGAAATCCTTTGCAACCGACAATCTCAACGAACTTGAAGAACTTTAGGAACCACAAGGAAGGAAAATTTAACTCTCAGACAAATGCATGCTGTGTTCGTACACAACCAAATCTGATTTGTTTGGTTTTTACACCACAAGGAACATTGCTTGTTTTGCTTTTGGTGTTTTGTTTTTCCTTTTCTGTTTCCTTGTGGTGTATTTCCTTGGTTTGTTTTTCTTAGCTTACTACCTAGCTAACTGTTCAACCTACCCTAACCCCCTATAGTCCCCCTTCCCCTTCCTTCGGGGAAAATTTATTTCGTCAGTTGAACGTGTCGCGAAATCCGTTCTGCTCCATCAGGCTACGCACTTCCCGGTGATTCCCAAGGCCCATTAATTTTTGTAGCTCGTCAACCGTAGGGCTGCGTTTCATCGGATATTCCTTGTGCTGGATTCCTACGTAGTTGTACATGATTCTAGGCTTCTCACTTGATTTTCTGGCAACGTTCGCGTTCCTCAATGGGTCGTGCGGAAGCGAATGGATGTATTTCGCGTTCTCGAATTCGGCAAAATCGACTTCCCTTGACCAATGGATATCGTATTTCGTGCCGTCTTTCGATTTTTCTATTACCTCATGGTGCAAGAGCGTTTTTACCAATCGCTGCTTTATCGCCCTAGCCATGCGCACATGCGATTTGCAGGGCTTGATTTTTCGGTGGTTCCTGATTCCAAGGAATTTATTCCAGTTGCCATTTACGAGATTCAGAAGCATTTGGGCATCAAAACATTCCCAAACCGATATCTCCTTGTAGCAGTTTGCTTGCCTAAATTCCTTGAAATCTCCATAAACATCATCATATCCGAACTCCTGACCACGGTAGTCATACCCAAAGAAAGGCGTGTGCGGCGAATCGCCGACGTTGAATCCGTAGTACCTGATGCTCAGTGGCTTGCAATACTTCCCGTCACCTGATTCCGTTCTGCTCAACCAAACGCCATCATAGCCACCGAAATACTCAATCACGTACCTGATTCCGTCACGCCATCCTTTGCGTGAGTCAGGCGTTACCTGTAGGACGAACTTGCAATCCCAATAGTGGTGCGGGCTTCCGTCGGAATCTACAATCAATTCGCCGTCAGGCGTTGTGAGCCAATGTGAGCCTGTCAGAGCGAACGGAATCCTGTTGTGCTCCCCTTGTACCATTGCAGCTTCATAGGCCCTCAGAATCGCTCCCATGCCCTCACAGCCTTATGTTCTTGATGCCCTGCACCAACCAGAGCGTAGCGGTCATTACCCAGCTCAGGGTACACAGCCAATCGGACACCTTGCCAGTCTCAAGCGCAAGCGCAAGGCATGCCACGACCACGGCATACTGAACGATTGCAACGATTATCGCTTCGTTGTACCGCTTCTTCCCCACATTCTCATTCTGCTCCATTTTAATTTTTCTCCTTCCAACTCTCGCACTTGCACTTGTCTGGATGCTCTAGCATGCACATGGCGATTCCAACTGCATCGCATGCGTCATGGTCAATCATCGCCTGTCTTCCGTCCTTGGAAACGAATATTCCCTTTGACTTCTTCGTTGGTTCGTCAAAATATTTTACGATTTTCTTCTTCAACCCCATCTCTAGGCAGCGCTTCACGGTAGGCCACTTCTCGTCAGGCACGCCATATCGGTTCGGCTTCTCGCTAGGCTTAGAAGTGCCACAGAAATCCTTTTTCCATGCCCTCGTATCGACCGAGTAGCAATCCACGCCATGCCTGCTGCACACGTCCATAATCGTTGCCACAAGGCCCCCGGTGCGAATCAGGTAGTTGGTGCTCATGTGGCCCTGTGAAAACGTTCGGATTCGCTCGAAGCACACCACAATCCTAGGCTCGATTGCCTTGCCGTAATACTGGATTGGCGTGCCGTTCCAGACGTTCTTTATCTGCTCATCAGTTAGCTTCTCTGGATACTCGTAGTCACGGCATAGCTTCTGCTCTATCGCAAACAATAGGTTGTCAAGCCAGTACGCAAGCATGCGCCTGTACAGTATCGCCCTAGCGTTTGGGTCGCGATGCTTGCTCCCGGTAGCATACGATTTGACAACTTTGATTTTTCCGTCGCATACCACGCAAACGCCTGTGGATGCATACGACTCGTCAATGCCGATAACGACCTGATTGTATGGGCCTTTGCCTACATTTATGTTCGGATGCTGCTGGATTCGTGGGTCGTTCAGAAAATTTTCCAAGTCGTGCTTGCAATCGCTGCACAGGAAAATGTCATGGAATCCCCAAGTGTGCTCGTTGGTCTGACCAGCGGCAGGTGTTCCGAATGACTTTGAATCACCCTGACGAACGTATCCGAAACCACCAGAAACGAAACTGTTTCCAGAGTTGCAAATGTAAACGTGGTCGTAATGCGTCATGTCAACGAACTTCCCGCAACGTTCGCAACGGCCAGTGGCGCTCCTAGGCATCCTCGACACCTTGCACTTCCGTTTCTCGTCACACTCAAGGCAGTCGGTGTAAATCACTTGGTCTAGCCTGACAGGGCAATACTTAGCCATACTTAGATACCTCCTACAAACGACAGAAAGCTCTTCCATGGCCTTTAGGATAGCAAAACGACTTACTACCCACAATGGCGCACAGAAAGGCTTAAATGGCTTCTCATTGGCTCACAGAGCTATTCCCACTCTTCATCCTCAATCACGTCTGCCCACTCGTCACGTGCTGATTCAACTTGCTCGGATGAATCGGATTCCTTTGGCTTCTCAGGCGATTTGAACAACGCGCCGAAACCGCAATTCGGATTCTTCCACATGTTTATGTCTAGGCCATGGAAGAACCTACGCTGAACCCAAACGTCAGAGAAGTATTCAGGAGTGAACCAGACCTTCTCAGGCTCCTTGTAAAAATTTACCTCGCCCTGCATCAAGGCATTCGAGCACGTCACGATTGCGGCAACCCCAATCAGAGATAGTTGCACATAGCACATCGACACGCAGACGATATCGATATCGTTGCAGTTAACGTATATATGGTTTCGCCAGTTAAGCCTATGGAATTCCTCGTTGGCGATTTGCAGACCTGCAATCATCGTGGCACCGCCACCACAGGCGCAATCGTACATCGAGTAATAGCCGTTCTCCTTCACCAGTTGGCGCAAATGCTCATGGTCTTGTATCATTTTAGCCATGGCATAGCACAGGTTGTAAGGCGTGAAGAACTGCCCTGCGTTGTTGTTCGATATGCCAAGCTCCATGTAAATCTGACCTGCGAAGTCCTGATACGGATTCCTGCTGAATTCCTCGACCAATGCAGCAAACATTTCCGTAATCGTCTGCACTTCGTCTTTCTTGTAGCGCTTGATTATGGAAAGGTATCTGTCTTCCCTGTCCTGCCAGACCTTTTGCAATTCATCTGATTGCGAGAACGCTTCCTTGGTGAGCGGATTCATGATGGTCAGCGCGAACAATTCCCAAATGTCAGACCACACAGGGTATTGGTGCCTGTTGTAGCACAATGATTTGAAGCCATCCATGAACCTTTTCTTCGGTGGTATTACCTGCTCTGCTTTTGCTTTTGCCATTTAAATTTATCCTTCTCCACTTATCCTTACTCGGCCATTGTTGATGTTCCAACAAGCGTCACGCATCACGCACGACTTGCAGCGCTTGCACATCGGCTGCTTCGCGTCCTCTGGTCGTTTAGGCATCTTGTGCGACTCGAACACGCGATGGTAGGCTTCAACGATTCGCTTTGCCCTATCCTCGTAGGGAAGCACTAGGGAATGGTCATAGTCGTAAAGCTCGACCTTGAATTCCTGAGTGTTCTTGTCCTCCGACAGCACGAATCCCTTCTTGATTCCTCTCAGGTGCATATACCATTGGCATTGCTTCCACGCGCTAGGATGCCTGTCCATCTTCGTGAACTGGAAGGTACTGACAGATTTTATTTCGCCTACCATCAGGCCATCATAGAACTCTGGAACCTTGCAGATGATATCAGGCGTGTAGCTCATCATGTATTCCCTGTGGTACATGGTGTAATCCAAATCCTCGGCGCACGACCACCCGGCACGAATGAACAATCGCTGCCACTTCTCGTGAATCGCGTTGCCCTCTTCGAATATTCGCTTCAATCCTGCTGATATCTGCTCGCCCTGCAACTGCCTGTAAATCAGGGAAAGCACCTGAGAGCGTAGGCAAAACTTGTCCTCCGACACAAGCATGTTGGAAGCGTGCAAGCCAACGCGCTCCTGCGTCTCCGCTCCACGTGTCATTACCATGCGGATGAACTTCGTCTCTTCCTCAATGTCCTTCTCAAGGAAGAAAGCTTGATTCAACAGGGCATCGAACCTGTCATGCTCCTTGTCTTGAAGCTTCACGCGCTTGTTGGAAGCTTCGTTCTTTATTTTGCTTACCAAGCCCATTTGTCTTGCCTTTCGATTGGATTCAAAAACTTGTAAAGCACGTACTGACTAGCATAGCCCTTGTAATCGGAATCATGCAAGTACCAGTCAACGAACAAATCTGGCTCCATGTGGGTATGCTTCTTGATTTTCCTTGAAACGTAATCGGACATTGGGAAAATATTTTTCCTGCCATACCCATACAGCATCACGCGACCAACGCACTTCTCATCAGGTAGCCAGTCATACATTCGCAAGTCCATGCGCAACTGCGTATCGTCAAACTTCGCCTTGTCGCTGTATGGGCTGAAATATCCGTCATAGCATTCACAAACGTACTGGTATACCAAATCCATAGTCAGAGCATCCAAGGCTTGTTGGTCAGTAGGATACTCAACATCCAAGAACGTTTCGCCAATCAGCCATAATTTATTCGATAGCTGCTCAATCGTGGGTACTGAAAAATATTTCACCGAACCAAGGCCCTTGACTAGCTTCCTGCGCTCTTCGCCGCAATTCTCGCACAACCAACGCATAAGGCGCTTTGACTCTGAGCGATACTGCCTGTACTGCAAAATCGTGGTCAGTATCGCTTCGTGCGGACTCTGGTTTATCACATGCACGCCACTAGAATATTTCGCGAACTCTCGCATATAGCCTTGGCAATCCATCAGCGAACGATTCACATGCAGGTAGTCGGTACCGATATCCAAGTACCCATACCAGATTTCAAAGAACTCGTCCTCTGTGCAATTAAGAATCAGCCTATCGCCCTTCTGAGCGACACCAAGCAGCCTATCGCCATGTTGGATGGTGTATCTGGTATGGTCTGCATTCCTGTCATGCCTTTCCCAAAGCAACGTCTGACCACTGTAAAATGTTTGTCGTATGCTCAGATATGGTACGTCAATCGCAAACATTTGCTATACACCCTCCAACTAGGCAACTGGACAAAATTTAAACGTTCAGGTCGTAATCATCGCGTATGCTTCTCGCCATCTTCGCATACCAGTTAGATTTCATCAAATCGGTTTCCCTGTCCTCACCAACCTTGTTCCCAGCACGATAGCGGTACTTGTGGACACAGCAGATGCAATAGTGCAAAACGCACTCAGCGCCATACAGCGCAAACATCTCATCAATGCATTCCATCTCTCGCGTCTTGTAGTGGTCAGGATTAACCTTGTCGTATTTCTTCTGCATGTCTTGGAAATCAGACTGAGAAGCACCATCGATTCTACCGATGCAACCTGCCATCAGTACCGCCTACCTTTCTTGTCCCTCATGGCCCTCAGCATGGCCATGGTCTGAGCTTTCTTATCGTTCCCGTACACTACCCAAAGAATGAACTCATCATAGATTTTGTTGAACTCCGCAAAGCCAGTGCGTGCGAAATCATGCAAGTCCTCGCGTGTATAGTTCCTCGAATCAACGCCCATCTCACTGAGCAATTCGTTCATTACCTCTGCGTACTTCTCCAAAGCGTCAATCAGATACACTTCGTCGTTTGAATTGTCGGCCTTTGATTTTGCCATTTAATTTAATCTTCCCACTCGTCACTTACGCTTGAAGCACGACCACGCTTGCCGAATCGCTCGTTTCGCTCCTGCATGATTTCCGACCTGACTTCTTTTAAATCTGCAAAACTTACAAAGCCACGGTCGAAGAACAAAGGAATCTCGCACTCTCCCATCGGATTCGAAACCTTGGACTTGACCACCTTGCACTTTACGATAATCCCAATCTTTTCCTTGGCTGCGCTGTTCCTTGGGTCTTTGTTGGGTATCTCAATCCAAGCCCTACGCGCAACCTGAATCCTGATTGAGCAAGCGTGCTTTAATTTTCTTCCTCCCGGCGTGTCCGTCTTCTCACCGAAAAGCATTGCGTTCATCTTGTCGCGCACCTGATTCGTGAAAACCAACGTCGTGCCAGTCTTCTCAATCACTTCCTCAATCAAAGGCAGGTGTTTGGTGATAAGGCGTGCCGTACCGCCTATCCTCTGTTCCTCAATCGTGTCACGGTCAGCGGCCTTGTACACCTTCTCGGCATCCTCCTTCGGAATCAGAGAAGGAACAGAGTCAATACCAATCAACGGAATGCCAGCACGCGCGAACTGCAATGTCTTGTTGAATGCGTCCTCGCCGAACTTAGCACGATAAATCAAGAGCTGTTTGGGACGATTGCCGAATATCCTTGCACGCTCTGCATCGAACGTACCCTCAATCGGAATGTCCAAAGCCAAATCATGAAGAGATGCGAGATGGTACAGAAGCGAAGTCTTGCCGCTTCCCTCTGGCCCGAATACCTCGATAACACGGCCCTCTGGCATACCGCCGCCAATAATTGCGTCCAAGTCCTCTATCGCGGTAGACCAGCGAGGAATCTTTAGATTGGCGTGCTTCGAGCCAAGGGAATAAATCGTTCCCTCGCCCTCCTTCTTGTTTATCCTCGCGCACAAGTCCATAATTTGCTGCTTGTTGGTCTTAGCGGCCATTCGGATACCTCCTAGCGTAGTACGCACGCATGCGCTCCCGGTGCGCTTCCATGGAAGCCTTGTAGCGCCTGTACTCGCGCACACGGTCAACCACAAGCGAAATCACGGCCCATCCGATGAATCCGACAAGCAACGTGTCGATAATCGGACATACTACTTGGGCAACCTTTGCCATACCATCCACCAAGGCCACGTAATCCATTCTAAGGCACCTTTCTCAGTCAAATCGAATACTTACCCACCTAGGCACTTGCAAGCCCACAGAAGGGCTTAGAATCGCTCACATCAGTCAGGAAGCAGCGCATACACGATTGCGAACGGAAGCAACACGCTCGCGAGGAAGAACAGGAACAGAATGAGAAGAATCAAGCGCTCGCCAAAGCTACTCCGCATCGTCAGCACCTCCGTCAATCTCTTCGAGATGGGCGCACACAATCACGGAACATGCCGTGAATCCGAATATGCAACCGATTACGAAAATTACTGCAGCACCAATGAAATCCATTTTGTGTTTCCTTTCAAATCGCATTTTGTCACGTGCCATACATACAACGATGGGGCATCCCACACATGGCAGGACACCCCAAGATATAGCTAACCCTCGACTACCTCAAGCGGGCAGTTCTTAGCGCAACCGCGCTCGTATGCGACCTTCCAGCGATTGCCACTCTTGGTCATGTCGGCAACGATTCCGTCACAGTAGTCCACGAACCTGCACACGCTGCAAGACTTCGGCAAGCCCTCAATCTCGCGCTTGACAACCAAGGTCACCTTTGCTTTCACTTTTGAAACCTCCTTATTAGGAAACTACACGGCACGAACGATACTAGCACTATCGGCATGGATTGCAAGCCCCAATTTCGTCAGTGCATCGTACTGGCGAGAAGCGTGCTATTGTACTTGGTCACGCGCTGTATGTAACGCTTCTTGTTGAACTCAAGCGCTCCGTTCTCCTGTAGCACCGAAAGCACGCGCTTGTTAACCTTCTTGCCCTTGCCCATGCAACGGTCGATGAAGTTGTCAACGCTGGTAAATATTCCACCGCGCTTGCGCTCCGCAACGATTTCCTGAGCGGCCTTTTCGCCAACGTTCTTGATTTCCTGCAAACCCTGTTGAATCGTCTTCTCGCCCTCGACCATCCGAATCCTAGCGCCCTCGGTCGAATAGTTCACGTGCGGAAGGAACACAACCGCACCATCAGCAACGGCACGCTCAGAGAATTGGCGATACTGCGCCGCATCACGCGCATACTTCAACTTCGCGAACCAGTAATCGGTTGGGTAATAGATTTTGTAGAACATTTCCTCGACAGCGACCAACGAATATCCTGTGGCGTGTCCCTGATTGAACGTATACGAGAAAAGATTTTCATACAGAGCATTCGCTTCGCGCTCTGCCATGCCATTCTCAATGGCGTTCGCGATGAACTTTTCGCCCAATTCTGCCTTGCGCTTCCTGCGCTTCTCAACCTCCTGACCACCAGCCTGAGCGTCGGTATGCTTCATGAGCTTCATGATTTCATCCGCTTCCGACCACTCAATACCGCCAAGATTCACACAAATCTGCATTACCTGCTCTTGATAAACGATGGTGCCATAGGTATTTGAAGTGTACTGCCAGTATGCACTTTGCTCTGCTTCGGTCGTGTCGCGCTTGTTTGCCGCATACATGTCTGGCATTCCCTGCTGCAAAGGCCCGGGTCTGTTCATCGCGTTCGCCGCGCACAAATCATCGAAACAGTCACAATCAATCGCTTCCAGAATCCCACGAACCGTGTTCTTCTCGAACTGGAATACACCATCACAATCGCCCTCACGGAAAGCCTTGAATATTCGCTTGTCCTTGACCACCTCGCGATAATCGACGGTAACGCCTGTGGACTCGCGCAAGTCCATTATCGATTCCATGGTCTTAAGGCCCAAGATATCGAACTTAACAAGGTTAATCGAATCGAGGTCTGTCAAATCGTAGGCGGTCAGAACACCGCCGTCCTTCTCGATGCTCAACGCAGTGTAATCGAGGATATCGCCATCGGTCACGGCCACACCAGCGGCATGCTTGCCGATGAATCGAACCTTACGATAGAGCCTAGCGAAATGGACAAGAATATCGTTGTATTTTCGATTCCATTCCCTAGCCTGTGGTGCCGTCTCTATCAGGGAATAATTTATCGTCTCATCATCGTTTATGCATGTGTTGGCAAAAGACTTGATTGCAGAAAGCTCCTTGCGGTCAACAACGAATTTTTCGTTGCCCTTCTCGTCAACCTCGTAGTCACCAACGAAACAAGCCTTGGCTAGGTCGTTCATTAGGTTATCGACCTTGTACAGGCCATATGAGCAAATCCTAGCGGCCTTGCCCTTGTACTTGTCGCAGATGTATTGGATAACGTCATATCGACGTGTTGGGACGAAATCAAGGTCAATGTCTGGAAAGCTGCTCTTGTCCATGCGAAGGAAGCGCCTGAAATCCAGACCGAAGTAAAGCGAATCAACCTCAGTGATGTACAGGGCATACGCAACAAGGCAATTGCAGACCGAACCACGACCGGGGCCTACGCCTATACCGTGTTCCTTGGCCCAAACCGTGTAATCGGCAACCATCAGAAAATAATCCTCGAAGCCATGGTATTTGATTACCTTCAATTCCTCTTTGCAACGTGCGATATATTCGGGCTTGTACACCCCACGATTACGCAAACCATGACGAACGTTGTCAATTAGCACCTGCATGCTCGACTTATCGCCGTCATGCAACTTCGGAAGCAGCAACGGCAAATCATCAAGGTAATACGGCTCGCATTGAGACTCTATCTTGTCCAGATTCGCATAGCAGCGATTCGCAAACGCCATCGCCTGTCCCTTGGTCTTGAAGCTATGACCATGCATACGCATGAATCTGCGCTTCAACTCATCAGGCTTCGGCATGTAGCGTTCCTTGTAGGTACCCTCAATGTCATTAAAATTGTGGTTCGCGACAGCATGCATCATCATGTACGTTGCGAAGTCCTCCTTGCGTCCCCTGTGGGAATCGGAAGTAAGGATACATTCGACTCCGACCTTCCCAGCCAGGCGCCACGACAGCTTGTTTACCTTCTCCTGCACGCCACGGTCAGTGATTGAGTATGGCTGTATCTCGACGTACAAATCTTCGCCGAATATTTCCTTGAGCCTACGCAAGAAACGTTCCGCTTGCTTGTCCGCACCTTTCAGAAGAGCCTGAGACAGGTAGCCAGCGACACAGGCAGTCGTGCAAATGCAGCCCTCGTGGTACTTCTCAAGCGTCTCAAAGCTCCAAATCGGATTGTAATACTTGTGGTGCTCGCCATCGAACTGCATGCGATTTATGTTGCCGTATCCAACAAGATTCTTGGCAATCATGCACATGTGGTAGCCGCGCTGCTTTTCCTTCCACACTGGCAAGAAGTATCCCTCGACACCAAGGATGGGCTTTATCCCAACCTGCTTGCAAGCGTTGTACGTCTGAATCAAGCCATTGGTGTTGCCATGGTTGGTAGTGCAAAGCGACTCATAGCCAAGCTCCTTGGCAAGCTGCGCAAGCTCCAATGCGTTGCCGAAACCGTCAAAGGTCGAAAACTCGTCATGTCTGTGCAAGTCGAACATTTGGGTACCTTCCTAAAATTTAAATTCTCAGATTGTAAATCGTATGGTCGAACTCAAGAACGCTGGTCGTGCGCTTCTCTCCCGGCCACATATCATACAGCAAATCGAACAGCGAATGCCTGACCTTATCCGCAAAGGCATTCTCAGGCGTTTTAAGACCATCCGAATCACTGCATCGAACAAGTACCGCACCAAGGTTAGAAAGTCGCTTAGAAAGGCTCTCAGCAAGTCCTACGGTAGTCATGGCAAGCCACCCACCATCGACCACGCCATCTATCGCCATGCTCATGTAGAAATTGACAAGTATTATATCGCCTACCTTCGTGTCTTCGATGAACGAAACCATCTTGTCGCGCCTTGCGAATTCCTCGCGCTCCAAATTCAAAAGCGAATCAGAGCCATAGCAGTAAATCGGCCACCCAGACTTGCCTTGAGCCTTGCGTGCGAACTGCAAGCACTCCTGCTCGTTTAACCCCTCAACTAACAAAATCATCTCTGGCTCTTCTTCTTGCTATCAATCTCTGCTATCTCTGCCTGTATGCGCTCAGAATATATTTGAGCTTTGCTGATTATCGCGCTAATCAAGTCCTGCGAATCCATGCCAGACCAAATCGCAACATTGAAAAGGCAAATGAAGCAATCCGCTATTTCCTCTGCCTTGTTCTGCATGTCCACGTGGTCTTTGCGAATCGACTTCCAACGCTTGTCAGCTTGCAGGATTTCCGAAACCTCGCTTGTCAGATGCAGCACGTTATAGGCGGCAACCTGCGGAACGTTCCAAGGCAAGCACGATTCCTGCATGTCACACGATGCACAGTCAACCTCGCCGCAATAAGTGACATACTTCGGCGGCACCCTCGTCATTATGCATTCGTCGTACAGGCCACCAGAAAGCATGCGTCTCTGGTTCTCAAGCATTATCCCATACAGCTTGTTCCAAGCGCCATAAAAGTCGCTCTGCTGAACGCTATTGTTTTGTTGTCCTTCCAGCATTTAATTTAACTCCTTCAACGGATTCTCAATATATCCGAACTCCAAGCCCAAATCGTAGTAAACCTGATAAAGGCAATCGTGCATGTGCCTTGGCAGCTCTTCGCACCCACCACCGATAAACACGAAATGGGGCAATGCCATGACATATGCCATGGCACCACCCCAAAATAAATTTAAACGCTAACGCTTGCTGCGATGCTTGGTGCGCCTGTAGTTGGCACTGCGCTTGCGATGCCTGAACTCTGAGCTGCGTGCAAAGTCCATTGGCGAACGACCACCGTTGTTGCCCTTGCCAAGCAGGTAGAACAAATCGAAAAGATTCTGCATTCCGTAATCATCAGGCTGCATGATTACTCTTCCTCCCAATCGTCCTCGTCCTCATCCCAATCGCCGTCCTCGTCGCTCCAATCGTCCTGTGCTGCGTCCCATTCCTCAAGAAGGTTGATGTAGTAGCGCTTCGGCTTGCGCGGCGCTGCGTCAATCTCGCGCTCCTTGCAGAGGTTGTAAAGCTCCCTCGGTGCCATGGATTCATAGTCGTACTCATCACCGTCAGAATCATCCTCCCATGATTCCTCCTGTTTCTTGGGCTTCTTGGGCGCACGCTTTGGCTTTTCCTCAGCTTCGTCCTCGTCCGAATCGTCATACTCCAAGTCGGTCGCAGGATACGCCTTGTCAAGCATCTTGAGAATTTGGCGCTCGGTGTAAGGCTTGGCCTTGGGGTTGCGGAACTTGTTCTTGTCCTGCGGAATCACGTTGTAGGCAGTGGTCGTACCCTTGCCAGTCTTGCCAATCACATAGTCACGGTCAGTGATGGTGCCATAGTTCTCATAGAATGCCATAAGCTGAGGGATGGGGCTGCAATTGTTCACAGCGAACATGAACAGCTTGGTTTCCTTTGCTTCGTAGTCCCAGACAGTCCATACGTACATGCTGCGCGTGCGCAAGTCCTCATCATCGCAGTAGGGACAATCCCTGTGGTACTGCTCTTGGCAGGGAACGTTGATGCCCTTGGCATAGGAGTCATGGAAGGTTACCTCAAGGCCATCGTCCATGTCGGTCAGAAAGCGAACGCGAACCTTGGAATCAGGACGAACATAAATCAGCTTGCCGCGATTGCCACCACTCTTGGCAATGTCCTGCTTCATTTTGTCAATCAAACCCATTTTTATTTTCCTTTCACTCTGCGTGATTCGTCCGATTCGAATTCACGCAACGTTCTTGCATTCATACGGTCGAATGTTTCCCTCGTAAAGTCACCGGGGTCTTTGATTCCCTTGAGGTACCTAAATCGCGTCACCACCGCGAAATGCTTACGTAGCCACTCTGTTCCCCTTCTCCCGCAATCGTCATTGTCCAAGGCGCTTATCACATGCTCTATGCCCTGATTCCGCAATCTCTCAATCTGCTGGTTAGAAGCTTTCCAGCCAAGTATCGCAACCGCATTGGAAACGCCCAACTGCACAAGCTTCAACCTGTCCATGTACCCTTCCACGATGTAAACGGCACTGCAATTCCGATACTCCCCGACCACCGTTGTTGCTCGCCTGAATCCCTCGTTGTACAAATATTTTCTCTTCTCCGCAACCTCTGGTATTCGCGTCCTGCTAACCCAACCACGAAACTTGCCGTTGTCAACCATCGGGAAAAGCAACTCGTAATTTCTCTGATACGTGTACTTGCATCCACACGCATTCAAAGTGTCGCTGGTAAATCCTCGCTCAAGCATGTAATCACGACACTCCTGCATGTAGTCTGGCAAATCCTCGCTTCCCCAATCGACCTTGCTCAATCCGTGGTAGAAATCATACGCTTCCGCATAGAGCTGCGCATTGTGGCGTTTCCTTTCAGACCTCGACACGGAATTTATTTTAATGTCACTGTATTCCGTGCTCTTCAAAATCCTCTGGTACCGCTTGTATGCCTGTAAATCGTTAAGCCCATGATATTGCTTCTCCATCAGCTTCACGAAACCCTGTGCGTCACCTGATTTCTGGCACCCAAAGCAGAACCACCTTCCATCAGACAAATCAACAAGCATACTCGGATTCTGGTCAGCGTGAAACGGACAGACGATTTTGTATTGCAAGCTGTACGTGTCCGAAATCAGACGATAGTGCATCAGCACCCTAGCAAGCTTCTCACCGTCATTCATCATCACTTGCCTTGTACGTGTACTTGAAATATGGCTTTGCCTTGCTTACCTTGTAGCACCCTTCAATGTCCGACTTGGTTATTTCACCGATTTCCGAAAGCCTGTCAATCTCCGATTCGTCAACGGAAACGCTCACATTAAGGAACGACTTAAATTTATTCGGGTCTACTCCGCAAGATTTCAAATATTGCACCAAACCCGGCATGTCGATTATCTGATACTCACGATTGGTCACCTTGCCGAACAACTTCCTGCCAAGCTTCTGCTTCAACCTGTCAACGTCCCAGATTACCTTGACGTTCTGCACGCGAACCACAGTGACGGTACCGCCAAGTAGCGTCTCATCATCTGGATTCTGGTACACCATCTTCTTTGTGCCACACGCCTGAAAGTATTCCTCGAAGCACTCGTTCACGCGCTTCTTGTGCTTCTCGAAAACCTCCTTGGCTTTCTGGAACTCCTGAATCTTGCGATAGAACTCAAACGCAAGGACTCCCGCACTGTGGTCATTAGTTATCCTCGTCCTGCGCTTGCTCGGCTTCTTCGGTGCCATCGGCTATCCCCTTCAACAAATTGTAAACTCCGCGCGGCCAACGATTGTTCAGCTTAACCCACACAACATCAGAGTAGTCAATCACAAACTCCTTGCCGTAAGTCGTTTGCACCTTCAACCTCTGGTGCTTCCTGTTGCGCTTCACAATCTTAGCGCTCTTTACCTTCTCAGCGATTCTAAAAGCCACCACGGTACCGATTGGGCACGTATCGATATACTTGCCGTACTTGCCGCGATTGTCGGTATCATGGCCTGAGATTGGCTTAGAATCGCTCTGAGCCACATCCTGCATTACCTGCATCCTCTCTAATCGAAAACTAAAGGGATGCCAGAACCCCGAAGGGAACCAGCATCCCATGTTGCCTGTAGTTGTTAGATTGCGTAACCGAAAACGTAGTCGTCGCTGCCAGCCCAAGGAATCTCATAGCTTCCGCACCAGTGCCACTTGAGCATGAAGAAGCGATTGTTGAACTTAACCCAAATGTGACCTGCCGTGTCCTCCCAAACCTTGCGCTCGATTGCCTTTGCAAAAGGATTGTGGGAAGTGTGGAAAGCCACCTTGTCAGAAGTCGCGATAATCTCAATCTCGCCGAACTTGTTGGTCTTGATGCTCTTCCTTGCTGCCATCTGTCTGCCCTCCTAGGCTACTCGGGGAAGCGGCCAATCCGCTACCCAAGAACAATACTACACGAAACCGTTCTGATTGCAAGCGACAATTCCAAGAAAACGAAAGGGCTTCCGAAGAAGCCCTGATTTAAATTTATTCCCGCACTAGCAGTTGGAATAAACCAGCTCGTCAATCACTGCGGTAACGCCGCTCATGGTGTTGTGGAACTGGTTGTAAAGCTCAACATCGCCCATCTCGATTGCTTCGCTGGTCAACTTGCCGAAGTAGCGAACGATGCTATTGCGAATCGCTTGCAGCTCTTCGTTGTCCTTGTCCATCAGATTCAGGCAGTGGCGAACCTCAACGACCTGAGCCTTGCGGATGAACAAATCGCCAATTTCCAGAGTCATGAGATAGCCGTACTGAGAAGCATTGAGCTTTGCGAACTTGATGCCGTCGTTAACCGTGTACTCCATGGTGTTGCCCTCCTAGGCTGCTTTGGGGAACCGGATTGTTCCCGCTGAGAAAAATATAAGCGATGCCAGAAATATTTGCAAGCCCTAATTTTCGGCATTTGCGGAAATATTTTTTGACCTCTGGTATTCCTCAATCACGGTACTCAATTCCTTTTCGGGAAGCATGTCCAACTTGCGCTTATATGAGTCAATAAACCCATTCTCACCAACGATTTTGGTATACCGCTCATGCATGTCATGCCAACTCTCGTGTTCCTCGGGAGTGAACCAACCACGCTCAAAATATTTTTCCGCATAATGGATTAGCTGTGTTCGCATGGTGCTGCTCTGTGCATCCTGCAAATTGTCCACACGCTTTGAAAGCCCTTTGAATCCCTCGCGTATCTCTATAATCATTTCCTCTTGGTGCTCGTCTGCCTTTACTGCCGCTTCCTTGCGCCTTATAGCCGCTCTACGCGCCCACCAGACGAAAAGCGCAATCAGAAGCAGAACACCATACAGAACCAGCCTGAACTCTTCCTTTGGCCCTGCAACATACGGTATCGCAACAACCAGCAAACCAGTCAGAACCCAATAAACAAAATCCGTATATTTCTTATCAACTTCCTCATTACGCTTTCCGTCCATGGATTCACCTACTATTCAGCATAAACCTTTGAAGCAGTGCCGTCAGAATTAATCACGTAGCCATTCGCGTGCAAAATCTCGACCACCTCAGTGCGCCACTTCTCAGGGACTTGGGTAATCTTGTAACCATCACCACGCACCATCTTGCGATAATAAACCATTGCCATCGAAATCACACCCTTCCTAGCCGAGAATCAAATCTGCCAGCTCAACAAGCCCGTCCTGCGTCTCCTGCACCTGAGCGTTAAGAAGATTGATATATTCGTCCTTGTCGTACTCAGTCTGCTTGAATCGGAACTGGCGCTTGGTTTCGCCATCGTCGGTCTGCACCTCGACCTCTTCAATGTCGGTGTTGGTGAAAACCTTCAACTCCGTAATCTGCACGCCGTCTGGCCTTTCGTCAGACTCAACGAATCCCCATTCCTTCATTTTGTGTCTCCCATCCAAATAACGTCACGATAAAACTGACAAGCGTTTTCCTCAAAAGGATAGATATGACTAAGGTTGAACCTAAAGCAATCCGCTTTCTCAGACCAACCGAGATGCGAATTAAGGCTGCAAAAATCGGAATAACTCATCAGATTGCCGTTGCACACCTTCATGCCTATGCGCTTGCAACTTGCCTTAATTCGCTTCGTCGCTTTCTTCCTCAAAAGCGTATAACCGTCGAACACGCGATATTCTGGTAATAATGCCTAACGTCGAATTTAAGGCAATACCTACAATCGTCGTGATTCCAATACATCGCATCCTGAATCCGCTTCAACCCATCATGGATTCCACGACCGGAAATGGCGCTGTACGTATCACGAATCAGATGCCTTTCGATATACGGACTAACAACTTGCATCAAGGCCCATTGCACGATTCTGTCAGGGTAATACGGAAGCTTGTAAATCTTTCGCTCCTTGTCACCCTCCTGCTTCAAGAACATTTCGTAATCGGAAGTCGAATATTCATGGTTCACAAGCATTCGCTGAATGTTCCTCAACCCGCCATCTAAATCCTTCTCAAGCTGCTTTACCTCCGAATACCACCCCTTTCCCTTCTTTGCATGCCTATGTGCAAGCTCTAGGTTTCTCATGTCACACACTTTGCCGTAAACGTTACCTATTCTCTTAACCACCTAGAGCACTTCCTTTTGTATGGATTTCACCAGAGCTTTCGACCTGAAAAGGCTACTAACACCGTATGGGATTACCGAAAACCAGTCACAATCCATTGTATTGCATAGTTCCTCTCTAGTCATGCACATCTGCCTGTGCTGTGAGGGCTGTTGCCTTGTCACACCCATTCATCCTGCAACATTTATCTATTTTGCCAAGCGGCAAGGCTTCCGTTCCAAACTAAAGCAGGAATGCCAAGGTCGCAAGCGACTTGCAAACCAAACCAATCCATATACAAGCCGAGCTGAGATATTACGATTACGATTACCAACGCTATTATTCAAATTCCAATACAACCTAGCATTCATGCCATTATTCCAATTCGTGCCAAGTTGAGCGAATAAAACTTTTTTGTTTTGTTCTCATCAACTCAAGAACGGACAACCTGATTAAACGTAATAAATTAAAGCGCTCGTGCGGATACCTTAATCCGCGAACACAAGCCGAGCCGAGAAACTACGAGCACGACCACCAACGCCATAATCCAAACGCCAACACAACCCAGCATACACGCCATTACTCCAACGCGCGCCAAGCTGAGCGATACGGTATCCGTTTAGATTCGCGGTCAAGTACAGATAATCGCCAATCGGCAAATTTGAATCCGCACCACTACCAACCTCATTGGGCATCAGCATCCAATCGAATTCCTCATCGCCATACGCAAATGCATTGATGTAGCCATTCGCGTTTGCAACAGTGAATCCGACACCAACATAGTTGCCACTGTTCTGGCTCTCTGCAAAGTTGGCAGGATTCAGGCACACATAAGGCTCACCGCCATCCATCGTACCATTGCCCCAGATGTTCATGCCGTAAACGAACTTCCAGATGTTGCCATACTCATTCTCACAACCACGATAGGAGAACGCACGCCTACCATTTGCGGTCTGAGCGTTGCCTTGGTAGTCCTTGGTACTCGTGGCTTGCATGCTCGCGTTGCCAATCGTGGAACCAGTGTAAGCAGCGCAATTGTAAGAACTGTTGTCAGGCTGCGAAGTGACACCAAGGCCAAAAATATTTTGCAGATTGCCAGCACCCTCGACAAACATGAGCAAGAATTCGGCCATCGCAATCTGTGTGTACATGCCATGCCAATCAGAACCCCTATGCTGTGCAAGAAGCTCAACGTTTGGCCTTGTAAGATTCTGAGTCAGACCAGAGATGGGCCTAACGTCCGCAATCGAACTGAGCTTGTCGTTGCTAAAATCCACAACCTGAGCATCATCGGCAATGTACGCACTGGCAGAAACATCGTACAGGCAAGCTTCAAAAGCACCGATGTAATACGCATCACGCTCAGTGCCATCGGGACGAACGAAAGCAGGATGCACCTTGAATCCGACATGTGGAGTAGCGGAAATGAAGTAATTCGCCTTGCGAATCTTGTAACCCTTGGAACCGCTGGAAGTCGTGTTCTTGTCAAGCTTCAACGGAACGACCTTGTAATAGAACTTTGGCTGCTCGACCATCACCTGACCAATAGAACCATCCTCAACATATCCTGTGTCACCGTAATATTTGACCACGTTGCCAGAATCGTCCAAGATGCAACGCTTACGACCACCAAAGGGAATGAACTGGTCGAAATCAGAACCAGCGGAAAGACCAACCGCATTCGCCAATCGCGTCCAAGTCTTGTTCTGGAAGTCGATGCAGACTCCCACAACATCATCAGTGTCAAACCCGGTAAGCTGCTTCAAATCGCGAATAGCAGCGGCCACAGGCGCATTCTGAACAAGATTTGCGCTCGTATCGTCCAAGTCAGAATCAATCGTGGGGAATGTTGCCGTCTTGGTGTTAATTTTAGTTACATGGCCCTCGGCATCACGTGTGACTGAATCGACCATGGTTACCTGCGAACCACTGCCAATCGTTACCGCGCTCGCCGTATCTGCAAGAGTAGCAACGTCGTAATGGCTTGAACTAATCTCGTTGTTCTCAATCGTCACGTTGTCACCAGCGGTAAGCTCGTCCTGCTTGCCGTCCAAAGCGTCATACACGCCGCCAGACTGAACGGGATTGGTACTACCATACGTAGGCACATCATCAACGGTAATCGGGTCTTGCTTACCTTCGGCAATCCGCTTGGCTTCTGCCGCCAAATCGTTGTTTTCTTTCATCTGGCCGTCGATAATGTCAAAGTTCCCGTTCAAAACGGAAATCTGCGCCAAATCATCGCCACTTGGCTTAGTCAAATTGTAATTATCAGTCTGCGTTGCCATTTAAATTTTCCTTTCAAACCTAGCCAGTAATCGAATAGCTAATCTTCATTGTCTGAGCTGCCGTCTTTGTGACAGGTGTGATGTTATTCACCGTCATTAGAACATTGGGACGAACACCTATCAGATGCCCATTCTCAGTAGCAAGAGCATAATGCCCGCGAATAGGAACAACTGCATAGTTCTCGTAATCGTAATGCAAAAGTTCCTCATAGGCGTAAAGCTCATTGGTGTACGTATTCAAGACACGAACGACATTAGAACCGAAGTTCAGCCAAATCCTGCCATCATGCGCATCCATCACCACAGCATAGTAAGATGAAAAACTAGTGATGTTCGTCTGAATCTGAACAACATTAGTTGGATGCGCAAGCTCAATCTTATAAATCGTATAATTCTTAGCCGTTGTGTCGTAATCATTATGATTATAATTTGGCCCATACACGTACATATAACCATCGTAGCAAAAGAATTGCAACTGCCTACACTGATGCCCTCTGCGCATTGGTTGCAACGGAAGCCTTACGTTAGTGTTATTAGGAACTGTATACGTATCAATCGTATACGTCTCAACATTGTCTGAAATCGTCGGGTCAACATGAATGCCATAGACCTTAATGTTTGACGCAACCTCAACCGCATTACGATAAGCATAAATAAAAATATGAGATGTGTAATTTCGCACATCAAAAGGTGCTGCGACAACGTACAAAATACGATTCTCATAGTCGTAGTTCATGTACTGGAATTGCATGTGGTCATATAGCGCATCAAGCTCAATTGTCGGTGAATCATCATGCGGCCAGCTCTGGTCACCGTTGCCATACCACACATTAATCTCACTTCCAGCAATCGTATAGCGCTGGAACGTCACATAAAGCTTTCCGCTACTAAGCTCAAGCTTCGCCCGCAACGCACGATTGTTTGCAGGGTCAAGCTCAAGCAACCTCTGAATGATTCCTTTGCCCATATAGTTAGAATCCAAAGGATTATATTCATCGTATTGAACAACACTTGTCCAATGGTCTGTATACCAATCCAAGAAGTCTGCTGCATAGCCGAAAAGCGGAAGCCAAGAATCAGGACGATAATTGGGAGAAGTCGAACCAGAAGAACTACCGCTACGACTACAGCGATTTGGTTGGAAACACTCATCAACAGGCAAACTTGAAATACCAGTCTGAGTACGTGAACGACCTTGGTTCATATAGCCGCCAAGCCAAGGCGTAAGGCAAATGCTTGCAATCCTGCCATTGCCCTGAGAAGTGGCAAAGTCATATACGAACTTAATATTGTGGTTCTCCCAATCAAATACAGACTCAATCGAATTATAAGAGCCACGAATATTGTTCGAACCAATATTTTCAGCACCATAGACACCACTTGCAATTATCTCAGAATCATATGACGGCAAATAAGCATCCTTGTCTTGGTTCTTGTCAAACGCAAGCAATCCACCGAACCACTGCGTAAGGTTAAAACAACCTCTCGTATAGCCATACATGTTCATAGACTGATTGATATACTGCGTAAGCGCATCGCCAGCACCGAAACGCCCTATGCCTTGGAAAATCTCGGCCAACGCGCCAGTAAGCTCGTTATCGTCCTCTATGCATTCCTCAAGCTTGCCAGATTCTGCATTGAAAAGCTCAAGCTTCGTATGTCCGTGTAGCTCCAAAGCCATCAGAATCACTCCCTTCATCCTCGGAAGCCACTTTTACAATCTCAATCGTGTCAACGATATCAGGGTCACCCTCAGTCCACTTGAACTTGATTCCGTTGACCTCGAACGCATTCCAACTATCGGCGGGAACACTACTCATCGTGGTCGCGTCACCATATTCCGTTACACCACTCGCAAGCTGAACGAAATACTCACCATCCCAGATGAACCAAGAAACGCCGCCATCGTTGGACACGGCAAACGTGCTGTCCTGCGTTGTGTTGAACGTTATGCTCACAATGTCAGTGTCGAAATAAATAACGTCTGACTCGAAGGTGCTGTTAACGCAGTACACGATTGCATGCGTTCCGTCCTCACTCTCAGCCTTTTCGGAAACGTTTATTCCAGCGTCCTGCACGACATTGAGAATCGTCATTGTCGGAATGGCAACGTTAACAAGCACGTCACTCAGGCCATGCGGAATCGGAATGTAAGTCTCAAGCACCGCAACGTCAACGACTGGAATAACGTCAGGCTTTGTTATCGGCACGACCTCGGTAGAATCCGAAACCTTAATCGTTCCGTCCCAAACGTCCGTAGCGGCAAGGCCACGACCGAACAGAACCGACTTAACCTTTGCAATGTCAATGTTTATCAGGCCAGTGCTCGTGTCAATCGGTTCCTCGTTGTACCTAATCTCTGAGGGACTAATCTTCAACCCGCCCTTTAGAACCTCGTCCCAAGTCGAATATCCGATGCCAGAATCCTCCGAATAGATATCATCCCAAGCGTAATCACCTACCGCGCTCCAAGTAAGAACCGATATCGATGCCCAAGTGCCAGCCTGACGCGACATATAGAATACAACCGCATCGACGTAATTCTTTAGCGTGCCTATGCCAGCCTTGTTCTGCCTTACGTCAGACTCGAAATATTCCCAATGCAACAGAATTTTAAGCTCATGCCTTAGCCCAGCCGTCAAATCGTAAAACCAACTGAACATCACGTTTGCCATGCCACGCGCACAATAAATCGTGTACGTATCGACCAAATCATCGTCCACGTACAATTCAGCGACAACGTTTCCATCTCGCGTCACATCACAATTCGCATCGTAGATAAACACGACACGCGACGTGTCAACCGTGGCGAAATCTATTCGCGTCACCATCTCAGGCTCAGTGCCGATGCTGTACGCTTCCGCATTCTCGAAGCCATACACGTAGAAGGTGCTGTTGTCGTTCTGAACCGCTTCCATAAGGCCAGCGATGTTCTTGTCTACCTTAGATTGCACGCTTGCCAAACTTGGGTCTTGGCCCACGCACTCGAAAGCATACGTGCCGCCAAACGTCCAATCATACTTGAGAACGCAGGTGATTTCCGAATCCTCGTTTCCGACGATACCGCCAGCCAGCGACACGCAATCCATCAGGTCATATATCGGCGCTTGCATAAGGCTGAACTTGCATGGCGAATACCTGCCAGTTGCCAAGCTCTCAAGAATCGCCCTGCGCTGCCTTGTCTTCGTCTCGTCCAAGCCATATTGCAAAAGCGGATTCTGACCAAGGTTGTATGTCAATCCGTTGTCAGGCAACACGGCATAATAGCTTGTCGTTTTCTCTTCGATGTTGACCACCGACATGCCAGTGTAATACGTCTCGAAGTCCGAAATGCTGCCACTGCGCAAACGCCTGTAATTGTCCAACGTATCGACTGGATTCATGTCGTAGGCACGCAAATATAATTTTCCCTCGCGGTCTACGAATGCGTTTGTTGCCGTTGTCTGAGCAACCCAACTGAGAAAATCGCGAAACGTCTTTATGTCGTTCACTTCCTCGAAAAGGTCAAAGTTCTCCTTTCCGTTCGGAAGTTCCTCTATTTCCTCCTTGGTCATGCCAAGTTCCACATGGCATCTGGCACACGCATACATCAGGAAATCGTAGATGAATCCGTTCGTGCTGGTTATGTAAAAAGTCTTGTCGAACTTCGACATGTTGTCATAGGCAGTTACGGCAATGCCCGCTTCCGTCCACTCTGCCTTATCAATCGTGTACATGCCCAAAGGCACATACTCAAACTCTCCTAGCTCTGGAATCCACACCCCATGCATAGGCACGACAACCAAATCCTTGTATGCCTTGCGCTGAATAGAAAGGCCAGTGAACGTGCAATCAAGCTCACCAATGTACACCTGCCCTATCTCTACGCTAGAGCTACCGCAACACTGGTTGGAAATGGAAAAACTGCCCTTGAGAATGTTTTCCATCCCAAAGGCAGTGTTCCCGACTGAACCTCTCAAGTCCTCGCGAAAGGACACTGAGGAAATGGCTTGCATGTAGGCTTCCGAAACCTCATACATAACTCAAATCCTCCAATTTAAATTTTACGGCCCATATGCCGCCATCCTCCGTATCAGCTTTCAAATCCTCGCCATACCCGGTCACATACATCAACTCGGTAGCAAGCATGTCACCATCTGAGTCAGGCGTTACAAGTGGGTCGAAATACCTTACCGTAACGGAAGTCTCGTTCTTGAACCCGCGCAACATCTGCAACATTTCCAAGTCACACCACAAGTCAACGCTGATTGAAGGTATGCCATTGCGATACACAGAGCGCTTGAACGTTCCTGCTTCCGTCTCCTTGACCTGTTCGGAATCGTCAAATCCAATGCTGTATCCGCGCTTAGGCTCGACGGGAAGCGTAGTTCCGTTTATCTGCAAATAAATTCTGTCAGACATTAAATTTTACCTCCCGCCGTTCCTGTAGTTGTTCCGCTCGTTCGCACGCACAACGATTGTGTCTATCCTGTCCTGACCGATGTACACAGGAATGATTATGTCACCGCCGCCAGCGCCAGCAACAACAGGCCCGCCAGCGCCAGACACGGAAGAAATCGCGTCCTGAATCATCTGCATCAGGGTATCGGCACCAGCTATCACCTCTCGCCCTGCTTCACCGCCGCCAAGCAAGCCACCACCTTTGGACAATCCGAAAATCGTAGGGCTATCAAGAATCATGGCGTTCTGCATTGCCTTGCGATACCACGAAACGCTGATGTGCGGAATGCTTGGTGGTTCAAGGCTGAACGTACCAGAAATGCTGAAATGCGGAAGCTTGATGTGCGGAAACTCGATGTGAAGTCCCTTGAAGAACCCTGCAATCGCATCAAGGCCAGACTTAACGACGTTCTTAGCCGCATCAATCTTGCCTTGAATCGCGCTCCTGATTCCCTCCCAGATAGAGCTTGCAGTTGACTTGATATTGTTGAATATGCTGCTCGTCGTACTCTGGATGTTGCTCCAAGCGCTCTGGACATTCGACTTAATCGTATCTGCCTTACTCTGGACATTCGACTTTATGTTGTCCCAAGTACTCGAAATATTTGACTTAATCGTGTTCCATACGCTGCTTGCGTTGGACTTTATGTTTTCCCAAGTGGTACTTACCTTTGACTTTACATTTTCAATAGCACTCGAAACATTTGACTTTATGTTGTCCCAAACGCCACCGATTGTTGACTTTATTCCGTTCCAAATGCTGCTGGTGGTACTCGTAATCCAATCCCAAGCACCCTTCACGCCATTCTTTATCGTCTCAAGTATCGGCCCCAAGAAACCCCAAATCGCGTTCCACACGCTCTGGATTACTCCGCTTATCGTGTCCATCGCGCCTTGAATGAATCCTGTTATGGCGTTCCACGCCGTCTCTACGATTCCCTTGCAGTTCTCCCAGATGAATTGGAAAGGCAAGGTGATTATCGTAACAGCGAGATTAAATATTTCCGCTATCAACTGGAAAGCGACATTTATTATGTTGCAAATCGTGTCCCAAGCGGTCTGCACGATTCCGCTCAACGTGTCCCAGATTCCTTGGAAGGTAGTGACAACGCCATTCCAAAGACCAGAGAAGAAGTCAACGATTCCCTGCCAAAGGCCAGTGAAGAAATCGCCTATCCCCTGCCACATGGAATTCCAGTCAGTTCCGAACCAACCAAGAATCACGTTGGCTACACCCATGAGCGCATCGCCTACGCCTTGGAAAATCGAAACTATGGCATCCCACACACCACCGAAAATCTCCTGCACGCCCTGCCAGCATCGCTCCCAATCACCAGTGAACAAACCAATGAAAACATCAAGGATGCCAGATATAACGTCAAGCAAACCACCAAGGACACCACCAATAATCTCAAAGGCACCGATGAACACAGGCGCAAGCAAATTGCAGAATCCATCCCACAACGGCCCAATCAAATCGATAAACCCTGTGAACAGGCCACCCAGCAAATCAAACAACTCGCCAAGACGCGAGAAGACACCTTGGAACTTCTCTACAATGCTATTCCAAATCTCGATTATCTTGTTTCTAAATTCCTCGTTCGTGTCCCACAGATGCTTGAACACCGCAACCAACGCCGTGACAATCGCAATCACGATTCCGACTGGCCCTGTCAGCACCGTAAGCGCACCCTCAAGACCGGGGAAAGCAGCGGTAAGGCTCGCAACGATTCCGTTGCCCTCTGCCATCAATCCGAACATTGTTGAGATAGTCGAACCAAAGCTAGTTATAGCACCCTTCACAGTCCCTAGGATGCCCGATATACCGCCCAAGTTCTTGAAACCGCTAACTAGTCCACCTAGGACACCTTCGCCCGCCTTGAGCGCTCCTATGGCCTTAGAGATGGTACCTATGGCAGTGACAAGCTTGCCGATGATTATGAGCACAGGCCCGATTGCCGCAAGAACGGCACCAAGCACCACAACGAACTGCTGAACGGCAGGTGGTGCGTTCGTAAATTTTTCGACCACGCCAGTAAGCCACTCAACCAGCCTCGTGAGCATCGGAATGACCAAATCGGAAAGCCTGATTGCAAGCGACTCCAAAGCACCGCCAAGCTGCTCCAACTTCGACTTCAAGTTATCCTGCATGATTTCTGCGGTCTGCTTCGCTTCGCCACCACAGTTCTTCATTTCCTCGCTCAGTGCCGCATATTCTTCCTCGCTCAGATTCAGAAGCGCAAGCAAGCCAGACTGACCATTTGCGCCAGCAATCGTGGCTGCATAGTAGGCTTTCTGCTCGTCGGTAAGACCACTGAAAGAAGTCCTGAGAATACCAACAATCTCATCCAACGATTTAAAGGAACCATCATCGTTCGTAATTGTGATTCCAAGCTCGTCCATAGCCGCCGCAACTTGGTCACTAGGCTTGACGAGGTTGGTCAGCATTCGCCGCAAACTCGTGCCAGCCTGAGAACCCTTGATACCAGCCATGGACATTGCCGTTGTCGCTGTGGTAACGTCCTCGATGCTCAAACCCATTGACTGTGCCATAGGCGCAACGTACTTGAACGTCTCTCCCAAATCCTTGATATCGATTGTGCCAGCGTTTGCGGCATGTGCCAGAAGGTCGGCTACACGTGTGGAATCCTTTGCTTCCAATCCGAACCCGGTAACGGCATCGGCGCAAATCGTGGCTACAGTGCTAAGGCCCTCGCCAGATGCGGCAGCAGCGTCCAACACGCCACCCATGCCATCAATGATTTGGCTTGAATCCCAACCAGCCTTAGCCATCTCCGTCATTGCGTCCGCGACCTCGCCAGACGAAAAGGCGGTCTTTGCGCCTAGGTCAATCGCGGTATCACGCAAGCGCTGGAATTCCGTACTGGTCTTGTCCGTGATTTGGAGAACGCCAGCGACCTGAGACATGCCAGCTTCGAAATCCGTACCAACCTTCAAACCAGCAGCAGCAGCCGCACCGATAGGCACCGTAAAGGCCCTAGTCATTGTCGAACCAGCGGACTCAAGCGATTTGCCAGCACTCGTCATTTTGCTGGAAAAGCTCTTCTCCGTATCGCTCGCGGTCTTGTCCGCTTCCTGCCTTGCCTTTTGCATTCCGCTGACGAAATCCGAAATATCAATCTCTAGGTAGCCTTTGGCGGTACCCATATCAACAGCCATGTATCATTTCACCCCCCTCAGAACTAAAATTTACTTTATCGTGTGCTTAACAAGCTCTGAGAAGCTGGAATAATGGTTCTTCTCGTTATCTTCCTTATCGTTATCCTTCTTGAATATTGGCGTTTCTTTATTTTGCATTTTCGCGTAAATATACCCACATGCTTCATCAAAACAGAATGCGGTATATTCATCCTTTATATACAACAACGTGCTTGGCCTGACGCTGTAAATGTTCGCCAAGCCAAGCACGTTAAGAATTCTCTCACTCGCTACGAAAGGATTTAAGTTCCTCAACACCGCCCTGCGTGTAGTTGAAGATGAACATAAGCTGCTGGTCGGTCAGCATCAGACCTGACGAAACAATCTCATCATACGTAGGCTCAAGCAAAGTCGCACGCGCCATTTCGACACAAAGCCCAAGCATCTGAGGAAGCATGTCGCTGTTGTCAATGTCCATTGCTTCGTCGTTGCCAGCGAAAAGCGCATTGGCAGTACCCAAAAGCGCATTGGGAATCTTGCCCTCACTCGCCATCTGCAACATCGACGGCCTACGGACACGCGCATAGAAAGGTTGCCCATCGCCAAAGTCTGGAAGCCTTACCACGACACCTTGCGCATACCCCATAAGCTCACGCAATGTGGTAGGAACGAACTGCTCTTGATTGGCCTGAACCTGTGGTGCCAACTTAGGATACATGTCAGCCATGATTTTATTTTCCTTTCGATTCGATTAGCGAATAAATTTAAATCCTAGCCGTTGTCAGTATCATCGGTGACAGAGCTAGGGTCGGTAAGTGTGGGAAGCTGCGCAACCCAAGAGATATCATAAGGCGATTCGCCAATGTTGGGCATGGAGTTAATCACGTACTCAGGTGCACGGAACGTCCCATCCTCCGTGTTGAACGCGATTGGGTCACCAAGGCAATTCGGGAAGCTCGTCTTCTCGTACTGCACGATGGTGCCAGATGCGTTGTACTGCGCCGAATATGCGTTGAGCGTGAACTTGGTGCGACTATCTGCGCTTCCAGCCACAGGCGGCGCATAGCTGACAACCTTAGTCGGGTCGGTAGTGTCGTACACGATAGTACCGCCCTGTAGAATCTTGACAAGCTCAGGATTGAAAACGTTGTCATGAAGCGTGATTTGCACGCCAGTAACCGTTGTCTCCTTCGGCTTCTGCGCACGCAGGATGCCCTTGACAACAAGGCGCACCGCATCCTGTTCCTCGGTCTGAATCTCAGTCTCGATTTGGTTTGCCGTATCAAATCCGAACTCATAATCATTCGTTCCGTCGTTGTACGAAATCGTGACCAAAGAGCAATCAATGGTCGGAATCTCGTTACGAGACTTATAAACCGTATTGGGCAATGCCAACACCCCCTAAAAATCAATAATTGCTGAATTTCCTGTGGTTTGTGTAACTCGCAGTGACGTAATGCGCCCTCATCGTATCGTCAAACATGCTCGTGCTTACGTTCCTATCGTCAACAATCATCGGATACAGCTGCTTCATTACCTCGCGAACCTGCACCACCAAAGGCTCAAGCTTCGAATATTGCGACTCAGGCACGCAAATCACAAGCTCGTATCCGTAATCGTCTGTTGAGAACGTCCCATGCTGAATTACTCCCGAATTAGTGACGAAAACCAAAGGCTCATTCACCACGCCGATTTTGGTTGTAGGTGACTTGACGTTTATACCATTCTCCTTGAGAACAGAATAAATATCTTCCCACCTACTGTTCTTAGGCTCGAACTCCTGCGGATTTATGGGCATGGAATCACATCCTTCGACCAATCGCGTTAAACAGGCCAGCCATGCCATTCATTACCTTCGACTCCCATTTCTTCAACGTCGGCATGATTATCGCAAATCGCTTCCCATGCGAATATTCGAGGTACTTGCCATACCACACGCCATGCGAAAGCGTGAGTCTCAGATGCTTGGAATCAGGCTGCGTAACGGTAGTGTTGAGCGATGCCTTTGCCATTCCCGTCCTGTCAGTCCATGGTCGGTTCTTCTGAGCGTCAGCACGAATCTCTATGCCATAGGTCGTAAGCTTCGCCAGAGCAGCAGCGGCCACACGCGCCGAAAAATCTATCAGGTTGCGATTAAGCTCAGAACCCTCCCAACACGAATCATAGCGGTATCTGCTGCCCATCATCAAGCCTTTCTAAGCTAATCTCAGCGTAAATTCCCCATTCTTGGACATTTACCCATCCGAGCACAGTAAAGCCCTCAGAAAGCCTTACAACGTCTCCTATGGCTATCCCAAGGGCTTCCACATCCTCATACCTAGCAAGCAGCAATGGGTCTTTCGTCTTTCGAATAATCGAAGTCTCACGCGCTTCCCTAGTCAGGTGCGTTGACGTGTATCCGCTCACCTCATGGTATATGCACCGAAGGGAACCAACCAAGGTCGGTTCATCGTCCAAGGTTGGTTCCCCGAATTCGTTCACGCCATGTCGGTAAAACTCAACGTCGATTCCGCTGCGCTTCAACTCCCGGTCTAGCTTGTACTTCTCGAATCGAAGGTTAATCACTAGGAAGCACCCCCGAATTGTACGTGCGGAAACGTGAAGCCAAACGCCTGAAATACGCGCTCGTGTCGTGGGTGGTAAGACCTGTGACCTCGATTGTCGAATCCTCCGATTTGATAATCAAAAGCTCGTAGATGGTCGCACGCATGTCACCGTCGTTCTTCGCGAAATAATATTCGATATCATCGTCCTCAAAATAAGGACTCTGATTCTCTCGTATCTCGCGCTTGATAGTCGCAAGCGTGCTCACGTCAATCGCCATCAGTCTCACCACCCATCACGAAATCTAGTCAACGTCCCACTCATCATCGGAACCGCCCTCACCCTCAACGTCAAGGGAATCACGCTCGTCCCAATAGCTGCGAATACGCGCCTTGCGCTCTCTCAGATTCCTCGTGCCACCCAAATCAATTTCCTTGATGGTGGCATAGCGCGAAACCTCATCCTTGTTCCATTGCGAAATTGGCTTTTCCTCTAGCTCGCTTGCGAAAATCTCATCTTCCGTCAATGCGGACTGGAAAGAATCACCATCCTCATTATCGAAGTACGGATAGAAGCCCTGACGCTTAAAGATAGTCTCGAAAGCACCATTGGTAACTTTGATTCGGTTAACGCCGTTGGTAATCTCAATCATTTCCTGCCCTCCTTTCGACCTTCCGTAAGCCGACAGACAACAAAGCCTAGGCTAAGCAGACTTGATAACGTCCAGAATGTAAATCTGGTCTGCCATCTCGAAGGAAGGTAGGCAAATCATGGAAACGATAGTCTCGACGTTAACCGGGTCAACCTTCTGCGCAGTGGTAACCGCAACGCCAGTGTCAGTGATGGACACGTTAGCAGCGGAACCGCTCATAAGGTCAGACTCAGCGGGAGTGGTGCCGAACCAAGTCTTACCAAGAGGGCCAGAGGGGAACAGCACGAAAGTATCATCGGGAACATACTTGACGGTATTGCCGCTCTCGTCCTTATAGCGCTTGTCGTAAACGACAACCTCAATGTCCAGCTCATCCTTGATGAACGTGCGAAGGGCATTGTCGGAAACCGCACCAGCGCCGTTGGTCAGAACGAAAATGGCCTTCTTGATGCTCTCGTTGTTACGCAGGTAGCGCCAAGTCTTGCCAGTGCAGAGTGCGCGTGCGACCACGGCACCCGTCTCGTCCTGAATAAGTTCCTTCGCCACACGGATATCCTCAAGCGGGTCAGCCGTGTTGGTGGAACTCCAAGACGTTGCAGCTTCGCCCTTGTGGTTCTCGGGAACCTGATAGTCATAGCTGAAAGCCTGACCATTGGAAGCCATGGAGATAACACCAGTGCAAAGCGCCATCATGCGCATGCGCTCGCGTGCAGCAGCGGCACCACGCAGAAGGTTAGTCTCATCGTCAAAGATACGGTTCATGACCGAATCAATGTAAGCCTGATTTCCAGTCTCAAGCACGATGTTAAGCTCCTGACGCATTTCCTCATCCACGTAGTAGGATTCCTTGAAATAAGGCATCTGAGCGGTAAGGCGCTCGAACCCGATACGGGGACGGGGAATAGCATGCACGTCGAATGCAGACGTGTTGAGGACAACAGGAAGCCCACGCGCACCCTTGAGCCACTTCAAATCGAGGCCACGCTTCTTGTCAGATGGAAAAAGTTCCTCGCCAAGATAGGGCTGCTCGTCCTGAGTAAGCACCTCCCAATATGCGGTAATCTCGGGAGCGGTAAGCAGGTCAAAAATAGTCATTATCATCTACCTCCGAAATCCTTATAAATTTAAATTAGCCCTTGATGAAGGATACGGCACCAACAGTGTTGACACCAAGAACGACCTCTGCCTGAACAGCCGGGTCAAGACGGTTGTAATTGACGATACCAAAGTAAAGAGCGGTACCGTTCGCCTTGCCAGCGGTAACGTCCACGTCATGCAGCAGAACGGCATTGCCAGTGGTGCCAGCATCGGGAGTGGTGGTCTTGGTAACGGAACCAATGGCACCAGTGGTGGAAGTCTTGGACACGGTAGGCCCGGTGGTGTCGGCAACGTCCACGGTCTTTTGCGTGAAACCAATCTTGTCAGTCGCACCAGACACAGCGGCAACGTTGTACTTGTCGGTGGTCACCATCTTAAGGAGCGAAGTAACCTGAGCAGCGGCATTGGCACCAGCGAACTTCTTAGCGTCCACGTCCTCTGTAGCAGCGCAAGTGTAATCGACACCATCAATGGTAAGCTTCTCGTCGGCTGCAAACGCAGTGGTGATTTGAAGCGTGAAAACACCAAGGGTAGGCCCGACAGTGGCGGCAACGTCTGCCTGACGGTCAGAGAAGTCAACCACGATAGGGGTACCAGCCTTGGCAATCTTCTTGCCGTTCGCATCGGCATTGGCAACAAGGCTCTGAGGGACGATGCAGCCAATGGATGCCTGTAGCTCCACGTTAGCAAGAATCTGCGTGGGAGCACCGTAGGTGGTCTTAGTGATACCAGACTTGTTAAGCATATCGGATACCTCCAAAATTAAATTTAACTACGAACCAAAGTAGGAACTTTTCTTGGTGGCTGGTTTGCGCAAACCCGCAAGACGCTTGCCAAGGCCATCCGACTCGTTGCCCTTGGTACCGCCCTGCTGCTTGCTGGAAATCGTTGAGCCAGTCCCACGCTTGCCAGCGTTGTTGGAATCGTCCTCATCGGTGTCCTCAAACCAAATGCCATACTTCGACTTAAGCTCATTGAGGATGCTGTTGAAATCGTTGTTATCGTCGGTGTAACGCGCAAGAACCAAATCCACCGCATCATCGACGTACTGTGCTTTAACACCCGCTTTCATTGCATCCGCTTTCATTTCGGCAACACGCGCCCTCTGCTCTGCCGCCTTTACTGCCGCATCGTTTGCGGCATCGTTGTTGCCAGAATCATCGTTAGCCGCGCTCTGAGCCGCCATGAAAGCCTTTACAAGAGCAATGGTACTGGAATCATCGGGATTGATGCCAAGCTCGTTGAAAACAGCGTTACGGCCTTGCTGCTTCTCCTTAGCCATCATGCGCGAAACGTCCTCCTGAGAAAACGTCTTGCCGCCATTGCCCGAATCGTTGCCATCGTTATTCTCGTTCTGCTCATCCTCAAGCTTCTTATCGTCATTGTCGTTATTCTGGTTAGCCATTCTGATTCCTCCTAAAACAAAATCCATGCAAATATTTAAACAGTCTCATGGTAGACCAGACAATCCGTGATTGAACCATCTGACAATGTAGCATCTTCCACGGTAAAGGTGCCATGAAACTTGGCTTTCAAACCATCGACGTGCTTTCCCAAGCGCTCTTGCTTTTTATACGCGCTCCTTACCACGTGTGCATATTTTTGACCACTAGCGCCAATCCTATGCAGTTTGGCTATGCGCTTTCTGGCTTTCTCGACCTTATCCGCAAGCTCGTAATATTTCGCGTCCTTAATCGTGACAATATCGACGTGCTTGCAACTAGGACACAACAAGAAATCAACTACGTACTTCTGATTCCTAAACTCGAATGGTTGCGTCCTTATATCATCTGGCCCGTTTATCTCATGTTCGAAACCACAAGCGTCACATCTCACAATCATACTGCCATCACCCAACCATCAGGTAGTGCTTTGTTGGTTTCCTCAATAATTAATTTCTTACCAACGTATGATTTAATTAATGTCTTACGTCTGTTTTCCAATTTGGAATTTAATTTATTGAACAGGCCAGCTTGATTTTTTAATTTAATCGGATTATCCGTCTTAGACCTCTGAACAACAATTTTTCTGATTTGGTCAAATAATTTAATCGAACCCTCATCGTCAATCTGCAAAACGTTCGTAGCCCCACACTCACCGCATTCGTGCATCGTGAGAAGGATTCGCTTGCCGTTGCAGGTTGCCCAGCGCCTTTCAACTTGGTTAATAACAACTTCGCTACCGCATTCGTTGCATCGTAGCTTAACGCCAATCGGCTTTGGCATAATCACCAACTCCCATCCATTCTAGCACACTTCTGACGCTTTCTTGTCAGAATCTAAGGCCATGTTGACGAACTTTCCGACGATGCCCTTGATTTCCACAGGAACAGCAGAAAGCCACTTGCCCGGTATGCTGTGAAGCCCGAACCTAGCACCAGCAAGCATACCCACCGTTGCACCTCGGCACTCCGCGCTCTGAGACAGCACCAGCGAATCGGGGAACGCATAGGCTTCACGTGCCAGAGCCACGGCCACATTCCACTCGTCGCATAGCCCTGTAAGGCCCTCAGAGCCATTCTGCGGCCCGTTTAGCCTAATCCACGTTGTTCTGCCCTGATTCATGAAAACCGTGTCGTAAATCGCCTTACAAGCGGCCAGATAGGGTTGCTGGTAAAACCTGCCAGTGTGCTTGCCCAAAGCGGAATTGAGCATCGAACGCTTGAACACCAGCATGTCGGGAAGCAGCGTCACCACTCCCTTGCCGTCGTACTCGACAACGGGGTACGCACCGCCAGCGTAATCGTTCATGTAGCGTATGAAGTCCTGAACGTCCAAACTGAACGTGTCAGAGATAATCGGCTGCATCGTCTCTTGGTCAACGCCACGGAACAAATCGCCGATTATCGCACCGTACACGCACCCGGCAAGCCTATCGCGCACTTCGTTATTCTCAACCATTTAAATTTAATCCTCCCCATATCGGAAGCCATACTGACCAACCAAATCGTCTATCTCATCATCCATGCCGCCATGCACCCAAGCGGCCAACCTCTCATTAATCTCGTCCTCAGACGCATCAACAACAGGCTCCATCACGCACATTCCGTTGGGATGGTCCAGCGGAACCATGTCAACGTCGTAAAGGTTGCCGTCCCTGTCCGCGCAAATCTCGCAGACACGCGAACCGTTCGCAATCCACCGCACCTTCTTGACGAAAGGATTCATCTTGCTCGCATCAATAACGCTCTGCTGGTAGGCGTGCTGAATCAGCGTGCGTGCCAACCTCTGTGCGTTGTAATCGACCTTCTTAGGATAAATCCTGCGACCATCCTTCATCTTTAGATTCCACTGACGCGCACGCTTGGGATTTACGTACTGTGCAAGCTCGCGCGAAATCTCGTAGATAGATTCATTCCGCGCATAGCCGCCACCGACAATCTCATAGAGCGTGCGCATCAAATCATCGTTGTTGCCCCAAATCCTAGCGCTAAGGCTCCAACCAGTGTCGTAAATTCGGCCATTGATTATGTTCGCTACCTCGCGCCTTGCAACCGTGGACATTGCAGCGGAAACGCTCTTGTAGTTGAATCCGAAACTCGCCATCCACTCTGCACTGCTCTTCATAACAGAATCGGACACTTCCCACATGGATTCGCGTATGCCGCTCTGTAAGGCCCTTGAGACGGCCCTAGAACCATCCTGCAACTGTTTCCTCAGTTCCTTGTAATACCGCTCTTGGAAAGCGTCTCCGCGCCTTTGCCAGTACTTTGCACGTTCCTCTATCTGGTCGGCCCAATCGACGTAAAGCTTTTCGATT